ATGATAGCAATTAGAGTATATCTCAGAACCTACACGAATGAAAATTCAGGCATCGTTTGGATTTCATTCTACCTGAACAGAGAAAAAATCACAATCTCTACTAAGGTTTCAGTTGATGTGAAGAACTGGAACGAGAAAAAACAAAGAGTGTCGACTAGCGATAAGAGTGCGGCCGACAAGAACCTGATCATTGAGAATATGTTGTCGCGCATCAACAACGTGTTGGTGAAGTATAGGTTGCGTGACAAGAAGATAACAAGGGATGCCTTCCTGCGCGCATACCACCGCCCATCCGATTATGATTCACTGTTCGATTTTATAGTAGACTACCAAAATAAGATAAGCTACCGTATGGAGATGAGCACGTTCGCGACGCATCAGACTGTGATACGCAAACTGAAAGAGTACAATGCCGTGCTCACGTTTGATGATGTAGACAAAGACTGGTTAGACAGATACTTTGCCTACCTGAAGAAGACACTTGATAACAATGATAACACCGCTTATAAGAATATGAGTATCTTGAAGAAGTACATCCGTGCGGCATACAAGGAGGGCTATATGGACAGCAACCCGTTCGAGGACTGGACTATCAAGCGAGGCACATCAAGCTGCGTATATCTGACTGAGAGTGAGTTGCAAACGCTTGCCACGATGTACCGGAACGGGGAGCTTAACCATCAGTTACATAAGACGTTAGAGTTTTTTCTATTCCTGTGCTTCAGCTCGCTTCATGTAGGCGATGCGAAGAAGCTACAGCTTGAACAATTCTCTGAAAACCATTTCACCTACTTCCGGATCAAGCTAAAGAACAGCAAGCCCGTGCCCATCTTAGTTCCCATATCCGAACCGCTTCGATATGTGATTAAGAACATTGTAGGTGACAGGCGCAAGGGACCTATCTTTGAGAAAACGCCTGCTGATCAAACAATGAACAAGCAGCTAAAGGAGATAGCAGCTATTGCCGGCATTAAAAAAACACTAACGCATAAGGTTGGCCGGCATACATTTGCCACGATTTTCCTGCGCAAAACTAAAGACTTAGCGAGCTTGAAGGAAATACTCGGGCACTCTGACCTGAAGGAGACTCTTATCTACGCTCATGTGCTAGATGAGAGCAAACAAGAAGGCATACAGTGCTTTAATTCTTTCAATTTTAAAAAAGAAATTGAATAGGGTTGTGCTTTATTGGCTAACTACAACACTACAGAACTACAAAACCGCCCCGACTCAATGAAGAGCAAGGGCGGTTAATAAACACTTTCCAAATAGTAGGTGAAAATCCTACGCCGTAAAGATATGAATATAAACTGAAATAACAAAACAATCATATAATAATATGATTATAAGTTAATTATATACTATCTAATGTTTCACCGTCAGCGTTAATTGTAAAGTCCGATTTATTCTTTATAATATAAACGGAAGCATATCCTTGCGAAAAAGCGGTGTCAAGTATTGGAGAATATACTAATTCGACATTAGCGCCTATGTTCCTCAATCGGACATATCTGTATAATACGCCTTTATATAGAAAGAGAGGGGCGTCGGCTGCAAACGAAATAGTAACAATACCAGTGCCGCCATTAATTACAGTGAATTCAGTTCCATAATACGCTGGTCCTATGCCAACTGCTATAGCTACACTTTTGGCGCTAGTCCCATTGTTAACGGTAAATACATTACCCTTTGTTGTAATAGTAGAGTCAACAGAACCTATTTGTATTAATCCTCTCTTGATACTACCTGATATACTTACCCGCCCTGTATCGCCGTCAATACTGCAAGTTGTATTACCGTCACCGTCTTGTGCTAATACATTATTAACAATCAAGCTACCTACATCAATCTGCGAAGCCTTAATCAGAGAAGCCAATAAGATAGGAGTAAACACGGGTTTTAGTACATTGATTTTCTCCCAATAAGTGCCCCAACTGGCACCACTTCCCGGCTTATTGTTGGCTGCGCTGATAACTCCATTGTGGGCAGGTTTGGCTTGATAGATGGAATAGTTAGTACCTACTCCATCTTGAAAGTCGCCACTGCCCACTATGATAGCAAAATCAAGGTATCGCTCTGCACCCGTAAGCGAAGTATCGTTGCGGTAATATACACCTGCAACCCATTCGGTGTTACGAATGCTCAAGCCCGTTAACCCGGTATCCCCTTTGGCACCGGGTGCACCCGGCAATCCGTCCTTACCATCTTTGGGTGCACGGTGGGCAAATATACTTCCTATTGCTAACATATTAATACGTTGCTTGAATGATTGCTTCTAGGGTTCCATTCTCTATACCATCTACCGAATCAATGGCTACGCTATCGGCAAAGCCAAACACGAGCGTACCGGTGCCGGATGATTGCGTGAAGCTGCTTGCAGTCGGTGTAATCTGTCGGCGGCGACTGTTATAGAATGCGGCGGTCATGGTGGTTGAGGTTATCTGTGTGCCGGCACCTGTCTTTATTAGCTTCACATAATACTCTAGCGGGCTGTTGACTTCCATGCGGCTGTTAGCACTCTTTAGTTCAAAGGCTATCTGCGCAGGATCGCTCATGTCATACACAGAGAAAAAGTACACAGACACCTTTACACCATCCACGTAGAACTCAGCAAAGAAAGTCTCTTTTCCTGATACCATGCTGCGGTTAATGGTTAGGGTATTGCTTGTTCCTATTACGATGGACGGGGCAGTTTGCTTGTACCACTTAACCGTGAAGCCGCTACTTAACACGGTAGAACCTCGTAATAGCACAGACGTAGCGGTAAGTGAGGTTACACCGCCTGTTTCGTTCAGCGTATTAGTGCTTAGGTTTACGATGCCTGAATAGGGTGTTGTGCCTATCTTGTCTATCTGCACCTCAATTTGTCCGCCTGCCTGTTCGGCATAGCCGTTGTCCCACGATGCGATATAGGTAAGTATGTCGCCGTTCATATTGGTAGACGAAGCAAGGTTTTTTACGATGGTTAGCGCATCGTTGGCGAAGTTAATCTTAAACGAGCCGTTGAAGTTGGTAGAGATGCCCGTACCCGAATCAAAGGTAATAGCCACACCGTTGTAGCTCCATGTGCCGGCACCTGTTTTGGCAACGTCAACGCCTAGCCTAGCACTGAATGCTTTGGGTGTGATAACCGGTTGGTTGGCCACTACGGACCAGTCGGGTGCAACAGCACCTGTTTCATCGTTATACCCTTGCCAAAGGGCTTTGTTCTGCTCAAAGCGGAAACTTAGCGTGTCGCCGCTCATGGTTCTGTGAGCTGTAATACTACCTATAATCATATCCAATCCTCCTGATTAATGAGTTCTAGGGCTTCGTTCTCGTTGAGAATCTGCCCGTTGATGTTGTTAACTCTCTCTTCGAGCGTGCTGCCGGGTAGCGACTTGATGTCGTTTTCGTTGAGCAGCACGTCACCGTTTTTGCTCTTGCGGCGCGACTGTGAGCAGGCAAGCCCGGCCACGGCCATGATGTTACAAACTACATACTTCACTTGCCACCTCCTTAGCGTGTGCACGCCATGCTTGCAGTTTGGTATATTCGTCTACGTATTCGGCACGCTTCTCCGTGGTGAGCGTTTCTGTGTTGCCGATGGCAGCCATGTTGTTAAGCATGATAGCTTCAATGTCATTGGAAGTATAACGGCTTTGTATGATAGCAGCTACCAATTGGTCATAAGCCAGCGAGGTGACTTGCACATACAGGCTGCGGTAAGTTGTTACCGTTTGCCCGTCCGTTTCTTGGTTGAGTGCTTCTGTATCAAAGTTAACCTGATACTTAGGTGAGGTAGCCGTACCGATGCTTTGCAGCAATGACGGCTGTTCTGCTGAATAGGAATAATTTATTTTCATACTTATATGAATTAAAGTAAATAATATTCTTTAGCACCGTTGGCAAACTGGTTGCATCGTATTTCCGTGGGTTGCGGGAATACTTTAGTGCCCGTTTGCTCTAGTTCTTTGGCTTGCCGTAGCACGTCTCTTATCTTAGCCGATGAGGTGATTACCTTCACTTCGTAACCCATTTCGTCAGAAATCTTCATAACCAATCGGCCGCTACCCTCTTTAGTGGTTACACCGTCAACAAAATCAATGATCTTTATCTTGCGATTAATCATTTCGGCTATGCGGCGGGTGGGTACCTCAAAAAAAGGTTTTCCGTCAATAGTACCGTCTTTTGGTTTAATGCCTAAATCTTTAAAACTCATGCCTGTTATCTTTTTGTACAGGTTACGGCCGTTGCAGTGCATGCACCACCCTTTGTAACTGGCTGTAGCCCGTGGGTTATTTTTATGTTTTACAAAGTTCTTCTTAATGCTTTTGCGCAGCAGCACCCGGTCGTGATTGAACCGGTATCCCAGGAAGTCGATGCTTCGGCCTGTTACCGCGCTTGCGTTTACGTGTATTCTTTTCATTCTTTACTTCGCTGCCAATGCGACTTAGCACGTAGTTATCATGTAACTGCTGATGGAAGACGTTCTCTACCGTGTTTTTTATTTCACGGTGGACTTGCAGCAGGTAATACTTATCATGATGCATCACTACCATGTCATCACAAAAACGAACGTAATACTTGATGCCCATTTTTTCGGTAACCACTCTGTCAACAAGGGTATACATGTAGTTAGCCATGAGCTGACTGATGTAAAACCCTATCTGCAAACCTTGCGGGGTGTGGTGCAGTAACTTGTCTAGCAAGCGGATTAATTTTTTGTCCTTAAATATGCGTTCCAGCATGCGTAAGGCTACGTCCTGATCAATGGTAGGATAGAATTTCTTTATGTCTTCCTGAAGATAAAATTTAGTGCCTTCACGATCCTTTAGATAAAGTTTCACAGCATCGGCCGCTTGCGTTAATCCTCTGCCTTCTACGCCTGAATAGCAATGCGTACTCATTCGTGCAGTGAGGTAGGGACAAAGAACTCTCATTACCGCATGGTGAAGTATGTGCGTAGGGTAATAGTTGACCTTGTACAGCTCGCGCCATTTATGATCCGTTTTGCGAAGCTCTACCCTATAGGGTTGGTTCTGATACGTTTCATTGAGCAACTGTTGCTGTAATTCTTTTAGCAGGCGATTATCTGTATTATTCTTATCAAACACGCGTATACCGTAAGGGTACACACCGTTTTTCTTCTTGTTGCGGCGTGCTTCCATATCGGCAGCAATGAGGTTGTCCATTGAGCAGACTTCATGAAAAATATGTCCTATTCGCTTTGGCATAATTTAATGTTAATGCTTTTATTACTGTGGCCACCGCGCATTCGAGATTGAACCTACTAACACAGCATCCGTATAGGCCGGCCACGTTCACTTGATGTTTTGCCTCTCCGCCATATTTCAACGGGGGCAAGGCTGTTGAGATTATAGTTTTAAAATTCGAGACGAGCACCGATGTTCGCATTCGCAATGCCGAAATCGTTATTCGCATTCGCATAAACGAGGCCGCACAACGGCCCGTTATTCGCATTACCGCCAAACAACAGCACGCTAATCTCAACCCACCTACCTTTTGCAAGGATTTTTATGTTGTTATGAACTATTCATATTAAAAATGTTACATCCGCCCTACACTACGTTCACGGGCGGACAGGGTTTATAACGTTAAAAACTTAGTACCTGACACAATATTTGCCGTGCCATAAAAGCCGAGACGAGCACCGAAGTACGCAGCCGCAACGCCGAAACCGTTATTCGCATCCGCAGAAACGAGGCCGCACAACGGCCCGAAACTCGCACTACCGCCAAACAACAGCACGCGGCCTGCTGTAGCACTCCATGCGCCGTCTGTGTAATAAGTGGTACTACTGCCCCCTACTGTTTTAGGCAGCATGTCAGCATATTCACCCCATTGCATAGAGGTGATGTATTGCCCGGATGCGCTGGCTAACTTAGGCACGGTGCGCATGTTGGTCCATGTGGTAGGCGTACCTTCAACAGGTGCTACGTTATCATCACTGAGGTAGAATGTAGTATCTAAACTGGCAGCACCACCGCAAAACTCCCATATCTGCCCGAATGGGTCCTTTACACCAAATACCGATGTAGAACCAACCGTATTACCCGCTGCATCCTGAATGGGTACATAGCCGGTACCATCACCCAAAGAGTTGGCTTTGCCGGTTGCTATGTTACGAATGTTATCGTAACTGGAGCCAACGCCACTTAACCCTTCACCCAATATGGTACCGCCTTGCGATTGAGTAGTGCCGTACTTGGCAAAGAACATCAATGCTAGGGTTTTGCGCATGGTGTAGTTAGCCAAACCGAAGGCAGAACCGTTGGCTTGCGCTGCTGTATAAAATTGAGAGATGGTTAATCCACCGGTTGGCACTACGCCACTGCGAGACAGTAGCTTACCACTGCTCACATAGCCTTTGTGCGTACCTATCCATTGCGGTGCCTGATAGTGACCACCAATGTTTTTATTGCTCACCCAAAATCGAGGTTTCCCGTTGGGGTTGGTGCTTACCAAATAATGAAAGCCGGGTAACAACGTCATTTCGTGGCCCTTGCTGCCGTCGAGCGGAGCGGTAGCACCGTCGCTAAACTTGGTAGGATCGGTTGGGTTTAGTTTAGCGGCATAGCCTGCATTGTTCAGCAGGTAGTTACCACCGGTACCGAATACGTAATCGGCTAAAGCTAAGTTACCACCCTGCCCTAATACCGTGTCGCCCGTCTCATTAAAGTCGGTGTAGAATGCTATCTGTGACAGCTCGTATTCGTTGAGTCCCTGTAAGGACTTATTCAGGTTGGCAAGCGAAATTTGTCGTACCTTACTGCCTGAATTGACAAACACCTTATCACCTGCTGCAAGGCTCACTACTTCAGTCTTGCCAATCATTGATTCATTAGCCATAATCGTTATATTTTTATATTAATAATCTATTTCCATTCTCATCAACGAGGATGTTACCATTCTCATCGGTTGCAATGTTAAGTGCCGGTATCTCGTTTACCTCGAAGTACACACCCACATAGCTGCCATCCACAAAACCCGTTACAAGCGGGTTGATGCTTAGTTCTTGCCGTTCGCCCCAATTCATATCACCATTCTTCACCGTCACCGTGTGCGGTTGAATGGAGAAATATTTAATAGCATCGGGTACCACGCCTGTAGCCACGCTTACATCTACGCTGTGCACTAGTAAGGTTTGTCCGGGTATCAGTTCAGCGGTGCCGCTCTGCTTGGCCGTCCATGCCGGATACTTGCGACGGATGGTAAAGCTGCGCCTTGCTACCTCTATGCCGCTGACCTTACCTATTACGGTGTACACTTCTTCATTGATCATGCGCACATCAAACGTAAACACACTACCCGCTACAGAGATAACTTCATAATCCGTTGCCACTACAGCACGCAATGTGCCGGCTACCATCTTCCACAGTTCGTAGTTAATGGCTACCTGACCTTTGTCGCCCCGCCACGCTGTTGCGTTGACCGTGAGCGAAGACAAGGCTTCAATGGGATTGATGTAGCACGCTTCCGGCTGATCTATCCGTATCTCATACTCGTCACCGCTGGAGACAACGGACGAGATAACACAAGCCACAGATACCTTTACGTTCTCGTTCTTTCGAGTGTCTGTTATCACCGCTTCAAAGCGCAAGTTTTGTGCACCCGGAGCGGGTGTGTTACGGTAGATGGTAAGTTGTCCGCGGGTAGTAGTTGAACTGGTGTCAATGGCATAATCTGCACCGGGTACAAGCTCCGTGTCACCGTCATACCAATGCATGTTGGCAAGCAAGTCGTTCACTAGTCCGCTGCGAAAGATGCCGTCGGGGTCATATACACGCACCAACGGCAACAACACAGTAGGCGTTAAGCGACGGTTAGGCGAGAAAGCGGCGTCACCGCTCTCGTCCGTCTTGAAACTTTGCTTTGCCTGCGTGCCCTGCATGCTGATGGTGCAGCTAACGCTTAGCGGCTGGTATCTGCGAGGTATTCTGTTTTCTGTTGTTTTCATATATTCTACACTATTACTATTTGTCCTTCAATCATTTCACCGGGCTTGTCGGCCGTAACGGTAAACAGTACCCGTTCTGCCGGCAGATCAGCCCATGTAAGCGTTAACACGTTGCCGTGATTCACGTGCGTGGCATTCCAGGCAGCATCATCTTGCGGGTGTCCGCTGTCACGAGTCCATGTAAACGTATCGTAGCTACTCGTTACGTCCGTCCACGTGTTGTATATCAAGGCAGTAACATCTGTTGCCCCGTTCAGTGATACGGATGATCCGTTTGACCACGAAAATTCTATTCTATCGGGTACCGAAGCACTTTGGTCAATGACACCCGTCATCACCACATGGTTAGCGTACAGTGATCCTAGCGCATCGACGTTAATACCGAATACAGACAGGTTGCTCAAGTCGCCATACTGCATAGAGATGTTAGATTGACTATATTCCCACGTAGTTACACCAACTAGCAGGCGCACGTAGGCAGGTGTCTCGTATGTAATTTTCTGACGTTCGGTCAGCGTGGGGTTGCCTCGTTGTGCAAAGTGCATACCCGGCTGTGGCAGGTAGTGCTTGGTGTATCGTTCGGAGATGGGGCGCATCGTAAAGTCGAACTCGTTGTTATTCGCTCCCCTTACGGCTGTGATACGGAAGTAACTTGTACCGAACCCGGCAAACCGAAAGTTACCCATGCTGTCATCGTGGTTATCGGTATCGTTACCGTCGGCGTAGTGCCATATACCCATGCACAGGTCATCTAATGCCACACGGCCTATGTCGCCTTCTTCGAGCTTCAATGTAGCCGTACCGTTAATGTTGTCGGGTTGCATGGTGACGGATTCTATGATGCCGCCTCCTTGTGACCGCCAACGGGTACCTGCAATCACTTCTGCTCTGTTGTACCGCAATTCGGGTACTTCCAATGATTCCCACAGGCGCAAGCTACGCATCTCTGCATGTCCTTGCGGGGTGATACGGCCGCCTGATCCGGCTAAGCCGCTTATGAATGTGCCTATATCTAGGTTGCCTAGGGTTTTCAACCCTTGCGCAAACGTTATCACCTTCTGAATCACATCCGGAATATCATCCGCATACCCTGCCTTCAGCTTAGCGCCATCATAACGCAAGTAACCCGCTGCATAGCTTAGTGCCTGCAACACCTCAAGGTTGCCGTGCGTGTGACCGATGCCGCCACCACCTTCGTAGCTGCTACCAAGCAGGTTCTTCACGAAATTGAATATGGCACCGGCGGTTGTGGTTGCCCACTCTTCGGAGTAGGGAGACTGTACGGGAAATAAAGCCCCCTCGGTTAGTGGCAGGCGAGCTACCTCAACTAAGCGAGGGGGCACGGTAAAATTTCCCAGGTCGGGTACTGAGATAGTCAGCACCTCGGTAGGGGTTGCCGTGCGGGCAATGTTAAGCAGTGCGGTGGCATCTGCATACTTGTATGTAAAACTGAAATTGCTAGGGAGTTCTTTGTCGGTATAGGTCACGTTGCTCTCGGTTACTACGATGGTGCGCAATGCCTGAGCAGTGTAGATGTATTTGCCACGGCTCGGGAAGAAGTCGAGTAGCCACCGACGTTGTTCTTTGTCTAGGTAGCCTGTGTTCTTCTCGAACTTGCGTTCGGTGTCAACACGATACTCCTGACTCACTTCGTCAATCTCGGCAAGGTTATGCGTGTGCTCACCGGTAAAGTTGGTTGCACCGTAGGCACGGAAACAATCCATGCCGCCTAGCGAATTCTCAAAGAGCACCCAGTCCTCTTGTTCGCTCTGCATGTTGCCGGCATAGTAACGCTGAATGTAGGTAAGCCGTGTGCCGCTTCCATCTTCCACCCACACATCGTAAAAGGCGGGTAGCGTGTTGCTTAGTAGAGCCGATACGGCAGCGTACTGTGTTGTCAGGGTATAAGCCTTGCCCGCTGTGAGGTTGTGCAGGGTGATGGTTTGCTCCGAAGTCACCTCGCCTGCCTCGTTGGTAAAGTAAGCCTTTAGCTTTGCCACCGATGTGGCTACGGCATAGTAACTAAGGTACTCGGGCGATGAGTAAGTAACCGCTTTGGTTTGCGGCTGCCAGGTAAGCCAGTTGGCTGTGAGGAAATTGGCAGCTGTGTCGGCCAACTTATCCACACCGGCACGAAGCACACGGAATGTTACCTCGGTACCATCTATCACGGCAGTGAAGTCAGCCGCAATGTTCGGTTGCTCGTATGGCGAAGCGTTTGGAGGCAGGGCGAACGATAGCTGCGCATGCACCATGTCACGCACGGATATGGTCACAAAACCATCCTGCCCAGGCTCGTAGTTCTGTGCCACTAGTTCCGTGGTGCCTTTCTTCAACACAAACGGCACGCTGGCCGTCGATGCTATTTTGAAGTCCTTTATGTTCAGGCTGAGCGATAACGCATCAGGTTGCTGATTGATAGTCATAACATTGCGTTTTTTGATTATCCAAATGTACGTAGATGATGCGGTGCGCTAAAGGACAAGCGTTTTTGAGCGTGGCGCACCGTTTCAAATTCGTGGCGAAACAACCCTATGAGTTGAGAGCAGCTTCCAACCAAACATTCATCTTGATATAACCCTCAATCGAATCACCCATATACGAACGCACGGCATGATAATAGTAGCGCTCGTAATAACGGCCACCCGCCTGATACTGTGCCTGCGTAGGTGGTGATGGGTATATATAAGGTACCGAAGTGTTTTTGATGGTGAGCGCCGCATATTGAGACGGGGTTAAGATAGGCCCGGAGTTGGCCACCTTGAGTAACCACTTGTATGCCGGAGCGGGAAACAATGCCGACTCCAACGGTGCCCATGATAACGGTTCATATAGTTGAGTAGTAAGCAGTTGACTCTCCTTCGGATCGTTCTTGCCGCCCAATGTGTACGCCAGCTTATCGATTAAAAACTCCTGTCCGGATATGATTACCTTTTCATGAGCGGCTATACTTTGTTTCTGCGTGTTGCTCAACAACAGCTGCGCATCAACCGGTATCAAAGAGTTTCGGTAAAGCAAATCCATCGGGCGGTAAAATTTTTCGAAGATACCGTACTCACCGTTATAGTGCAGTGAGTAATCCCATTGCTTCACACCTCTATGATCATGAGAAGAGGTAGTTCCTAGCGTAGTAGGATAAACGCTATCTGTGTACACAAAGCACAAAGCAGGGTCCTGCGTGTGATCATCGCTAACCAACTCGGTCGTATCACTGCTTTCGGTTGTGATTGTTTTCACGTCAAGCGTAGAGTTCAAGGCGTTGGCATCACCTATGAGCGGCAAGTATATGCGGCCGCTGTAAGACTCTATTTCTATTTCGCGAAGCATCGATATCGCACAATCGGGCACCGTTACTTCCACCTCTTCAAGCGCTCCACCTGTTGAGTAGGGGATGGTGCTGCCTGCAATTTTCTCAATGGATAAGTTGTTAGAGTAACCGGTGTGATAATAAGCACCGTCTTTCGGCTCGTACCACGCCTCCGGATACTTCAACTTCATGTCCGCAATCGAATCAAAGGTACTACCTTCATCCTCTACCGACTCACTGCTTAACTTTATGCGCCTCCATTCGTTGCTGTAGTCGAAGTCCAGCGGCGAAGTCAGGCAATTGGTTAAGTCGACTGCTGCGGGCGAGGCAACTATATCGTTGAAGAACTTCACGGTTACAACCTTGGTCACTTCGTCGGGCACAAACTCGCAATTGAATTTCTTCCGGAACACGTTTAGAATCACCCCACACATGCAGTCGGGCACCAGGTGCGCAAGCAGTATCGTGTTGTTCACCAGCGAGTCCATAGTATTGTTAACGAATACCATATCCTTAAACGGCTGCACCGTGTCGAAAAAGTTAGTAGCCAGCGTATAACCGAAGTGCGCAAAGATTCTGCGCAACAAATAGCGAGCACGGATAAACGGAGTAATATAATAGCCTGGAGCAAGCAATACGCTTATTTCTCCCGAAGTTTCCACACGTTCAAACTCGTTGTAAAAACCAAGTGTAAGCCCCGTTGTAGAGCTAGGCCGTTGCAACAACTGAAAGTTACCCGAACTATCCAACCAGCCAACACGGTTTAGGTACTTCCGCTCCCCATCAAAATCAATCAAGGCGGGGAAGCAAGCATAATCCGTGTGCGTTCCTGTAAGCAAGCTCTTGCAGAAAGCGATGCCTTCGGCTACTGTGGTAACACCCGGCACCGTTTCCGAGCCAAACATTTCACGCAACGATATATTCTCCACTTGAGATAGAAAACTACCTTCATTCATGTAAAACGAAGTGTTTATTCCCTGCTTCCGCTTGCCGCCAAGAACAGCCTGACGGCACGGCATAAAGTACTCGCCCTCCTGAATAGTTACGGCAATATTGCTAAGCGGCTTCGACTTCACGTTGCCCAGGTGAGCATAGCCAGTAATGGCACGGTTATCATCCGTGTCGGGCAACTCAACAGGCAACGTTTGTTCGCCATACTCATTGAAAAACAGATTGGTTCGCTCTACTTCGAGCTGCGTGCCGGGCTTCAACTGATAAGCGCGGCCGCTATTGGTATGTACTATCTTCATGCTGTTATCCTTTTTTGCTGCCTATCTTACGGCTGCGGTCACGTAACTGTTGCTTCTTCTCCAACTCGGTAAGCACCACCGGAGCGGCCACCCCGTTTTCGTCAATGTTAATAACCGCCTGTGCCAGTCTGCGCATCAGCTCGGGAGGCAAGGCAGCACCGTTGTTATCATTATTATTGGTAGACGTAGGCGTTACGGTAGGCGTAGCGATGTACCCGCCGCCCACATAGCCGCGTGCCTTGAGCGCTGCATTGAGGTCGAGCGTGCGGATGTTGCCGGCACGCTGCGCCTTATCTATCACGTCGATGATGGGAGCCACGCTCGGGTTGCTAACCGCTGCGTTGCTTGCCACCCACTCACGGCTTTGTCCGGTAGGACCTTCACCAACTATCACGGTAGGCTTATCCACATACCCCCGTTGCGATGGGTCGTACTTCGCCCGGAACGGTTTGCCGTCCTGCTCGCGGGTAACATCCACATAACCTCCCGATTCCCTGCCGGTAGCTACTCGCTTGCCGGACGAACTGGAACTAGAAGAAGAGGCAAGGGTCATGTTTTTGATTTTCTGCCGTTCAGCGTTGGCACTAGCCAGCTGTGCCGCTCCGGTGATGCCCATAAGAGCAGCGGCCACAGGCCCCGCTATCGGTCCAAGTTCTGCCAATGCCTTCATGATAGACACGGCCGTGTCGGCAATAATCTGCGAGGCCTTGACTGCGAAGTTTATGTCGGCATACTTCTTTTCAATATCCAGTTTCTTTTGCGCCTTTTCGTTTTCGAGGCGTTCTACCTCTTCCGCATTCCCCTGAGCAGCAGCAATCTCGGCATCATACTTTGCATCTACGTTATCCATTTCGGCCTGCTGCAAGGCCTGCACGGCACCGCTGAATAGCCCTGAATAGTAGTCGAATTGCTTCTTGTAAGAGTCACGTTTCAGGTTTTGCACCGCCTGCTCATACTCTTGCTGCGTAAGTAACTGCTGCTGTAACGCCTGCTTCAACTGATCCAACTGAGCATTGTATTTCTCCTGCTCGGTAGCAAGGCCGTACTGCTCGCGCACGGCAAGTATTCGTTGTTCGGACTCTTGTGTTAAGTTTTCTTTGGCTTGCAAGTAAGCCCTATCAATAGCCTCTGTGTCGAGGTTGTTCTTCAATGCCATTTCCTTACGTGCCTGGTAGGCAGCATCAAGTGCTTTGAGCTGCGTGTCTAAATCTTCGCCAACAGTCGTTAGCTTAAACTGTTCCTTGAAGTCCTTCACCATATCATTGAGATACTTCATTTGCTTTGCCCTAGCATCGGCAGATGCTTTTTCACTGTCAACCACCGCCTTGTTAGCTTCGGTCACAGTCTGTTCCTTTAGCTTGGCATTCTTTATCTCAAGGTCGGCCACGTCGTTGGCGAACCGTTCGGCAATAGCTAGGCGGGTGTCGGCCGATGTGGTATCGATGGTTAGCAGCATGGCATTGTACTGTTCCTGCGTTATCTGACCGGAAGACAATCGGTCGGACAACAAGGTCTGTTGTGCCTTGGTTACTTGCTGCTCCTTTGCCAAATCGGCATCACGCAAGGCCTCCAATGCCTTGACAGCCTGCTGCTCCTTGCTTACCTCTATGTCGAGCAGCTTAGTCTTAGCGGTTACTATCTGCGATTCGTAGGCCGCACGCTTATCCTTTTTCTTTGCGGTCTCGGCAAACTTTTGCAGCATGGAGATGCGTTTGAGGTAATAGTCCTCTTCCTGTTTCAATACCGCCTGCTCGGTTTCATACTCCGATTGCTGTTGCTCACGTCCGGCAAGACGGATGGCGTTTATCTTGTCTTCGTTGGCGGTCTCTAGGTTCTTTAGTGCTACTGTGTTGGGATCGCTTTTATCAGATGTAACCACAGGAGTTTTCTTTCTTGATTCATACACCTCTTTAGCGATATCCATGTATCGGTTACCTGCATTTTTTTCGTCGGCAATCCACTTAGCTAGCTGATCCTGATTCTGTTTCACGAAGTTGGCCCTTGCGGTAGCTGCATACTTTTCGGTAGCAACCTGCTCATATAACACTTTATCCAGGTCGGAACCCGACAGCTTGCTAAGCTGCTGATCCAAACCCAGCAAGGTCTCACCCAATTCTTTGATACTTGCCTCATACTGCGCCTTTTCCTTGTCAGACAGTTTGCGCATACCGTCGGTGTCCGTAGCGCCTCGTCCGGCAGTGCTGCCACTCCAAACCGAACCTCTCTTATAGATGTTCTGCTGCGTCTGCAATTCTCGCTGCAACTCCGTGCGCTGCTGTCGAAGCGAATCAATTTGTTCACGGTTCAAAAACTTCAAGCGGGCACGCTCGGCCGTCATAAACTCGCGCACCTTGTTTGTGTTGAGTGAGATAGCACGGCCGTAGTCATCCCAACCGGACACGGCACCTGGTACCAGTTTGGTGATACGCTCAATAAGCGAAGCAAGTTCCTTGTGTTCGGATGCGCTAAGGTTGGCTTTATTCTTTAGTTCTTCGTAGCGTGATAGGAGCGATGGTATTTCCTTTTCAAGTTCAACCACCTTGGTGAACTGATCATCAAACTGTTCATTAACAGGTTTGATATAGCCGGTTAAGTCTTTGAAGAATGAAGCCGCTGAAGACAGGGCCTTTTTGAAATAAGGTTCCAGGCGTTTTCCTAGCCTATTCCAAAACGCATCCATCGTATCACCTAGGTTACTCTCTTGACCTGCCAACTCATTCATTTGAACTGCCATACCGCCAGCCACGCCTTGCAGCTTGCCAAGAGAAAGCACGTAGTTAACAATGGCACTATCACTTTTTTCAACTTCGGTTGTTACGCCTTTAAAGGTAAACTTCACCTTATCACCGGCAGCGTTGGCACGAATACCAAATTCTTTCAAACGTTCGTTTTCGCCCGTCATGGCATCCAGTAACGCTTCAATGAATTGATCAAGTGTTTTGCCCTGCGAGGCTGCAATATCACCCATCTGCATCAACTCTGTGTTGGTAGGCTTAATGCCACGGTTGATAAGTTTAATATAACCTTCCGTCCATTCCTGTAGGGAGTAGGGGGTGTCGGCAGCTAGCTTCTGCAATCTCTTCATACTCTCGGCAGCTGCATCCTGACTGCCTAACGTGTTACGCAACACCGCCTCGTACTTGGAGAACTCTTTGCGCACGGAGTAGGCCTTTGACACGGCAGCGGCTAACCATTCGCCTAGCTTCACCGTGATCAGCGCCGTAGCTGCCACTTTGAGTTTCGACATAGCCGACTGTGTTAAGTCAAACTCACCACGCACTTTCTGTCCACCGTTGCGTAGCTCTCCCATACGGTTTTTCACCCGATCAAGTTCGGCAGCCGTCTTGGCGTAGCTCTCAGGGTTAAGTGCTTCGGCCGTGTTGTCAAGTTGTGACTGCAATTCTTTTGCCCGCTTCCGGAGCTGAACCATCGACAAGGCGTTAACGTCTAGCTTCGAGGTCAGTTCTTGAACCCGTTTATTATTATCCTTTATACGATCCGAATAGCTTTTGGTTTCCTTGCGTAGGTTGGCATACTCCTTGGTATTTTTTTTGCCTTGCGCTTCAAGCTCCACCATAGCCTGTTTGCGGGTGCGCTCTTCCTTGGCTAAGTCTTTAGTTTCCTTGGTCAGTTCATGTATCTCTTGCTGAGCTTTGTCGCTCTCCACACTGACGATATACTTTATCTCGTCTTCGGTCAATCTTCCACCTTTTGCCATCTTATTGATTGTTAGGGTTATTACTCAATGCTTGTTCCAGTTCCTGCTTGATAGCCTTACGCACATCTTCGCTCAAGCCATAGCGCAATTCGGGGAATGATTCCCGGTAAAGTACACCCCACACCACACGATTGTATAATGCCAGGTGACTGCGCTTAGCTTTGGCGATGCGGTCGGTACGCTGTCGGTATTGTATATCAAGTAGTCGGAGGTATGGTAGGATGCGCATGTAGTAGGTTACATTCATGCCGTTACTTTGCTCGGAAAACGGCCTGCGCATAATAAACTTCTTCAGGTTGCCGGTGCGGTCGGACAGGTATGTGTCTACCACCTGCTGCTGAGTAGAGTATATCTGCTCAATGCCCGCGCGCATGGTGCGGGTAATAAACTCTTTCTTTATCAATTCGTCCGTTATCATATAGCTACAATTATTAGTATAGCGAAGATACGAACAGGGTGTGGCACGCTAAAGGACACAAAAAAGCCCCACCGGTTGGGGTGGGGCAAGCATTGAATTAATCGGTTAAGCTAAGAGTTTGGTTATGTAATTTTTGAGATTGTTCAGCAGCTGTAGCCGTTGCATGTAAATCTCGGGTTCTGCACCTTCGTAATCGGTAATAACTTCGTGAATTTCTGATTCAAGGCGAGACGGTAAATCTACTTCGGTAATGTAGTTCTTCAATACAGACCCTTGCTGACTGTTTGACACCATGCCCAGCACGTAGGCCGATTGAGATAATAACTTTGCTTTTCGCTTGTAAATAGCCGGATCAATTGTTTGCTTCTCATCGGCCAATTCTTTTTGCGAAGCAATAAGTTCGTCCAATAAATACTCTTCCCATTCACCACAGTTGCCAGCATTCGTGGCAGTTTCTTTTTTTGTCTTCATAAGATTAATTATTTTTTTAAATTAGTAATACTTAATGTGACCGCTTGGTCACCTACCACGCTAGCGATGCATAGCCAGTTGTCACCTTTGGTGATTACGATAGGCACTTTCTTTTTCTTCGTGCCCGGAAGAGAATTTAAAGTCTGCTGAATAACTGTTGCTAACTTTTCGGGAGTTACGTTAGCGCTCTTTGTGACCTCCACGGAGGTGGTCTCTTTAATAACTTTTTTCATAATAAATGGGTGTTTGACTTTCGAGAAACGCTCGACACGTGAGTGCAAAAAAAAGAACGGATGCACTCTCCCGTTGTCGTCAAACACCCAATTATAAACTCATTAGAGCAAATAAAAAGAGGGAAAGGCATCCGCCTAAATTATTAAATATGGGCATAAAAAAAAGCCCAAATATATAAGAGCTTGTTAATGCTCTATAATGACATTTTTATAATTAAGTATTTGACTCTGCAAATATGCGAAACGTTTCGCATATAAACAAATAAATAACCAATTATTTTTTAAATTTCTTTAGATGATATATTAAGAAGAGAATCTTTTTTAGGCTTAATGTATTTATTCCAATAATCCTTTGAATAAGTATTAAAGTGAAGTTCATCCCAAAAGTCGGCGTTTGAGTGTGGACTATTGTCGATGTATTTTATCCAAGTTTTACCGTATTTAGAAGGAGGTGATATTCTTATCTCAAGGTTTCCCTTAAACCAATATAGATATCCATCATGTGCAACAGGTTCTCCATATTTAGAGCTATAAAGTTCTCTTAATATAGACTGATTATTGTAGCTAGATTCATAGTTAGTATATATAAGATTCAATTCGACAATGGAGTCATTATGAAATCGGCACGACTTCAAGTCTATCACCCAAGGCATATAATTTAATCTTTTATCTGAAAAGTGATATTCATAAACACCTTCATCAATCATTTTTGTTTTGGCTGCTAACTTTTTAGCCACTTCTGCTTTTGTATCTCGAAACTTAATGCCAAACATAATAGAATCGACTCTTACGCCTGACTGCAATGCTTTTTCTGAAAGTTCGTAGCTAGGATTCTCCGTTGATTTTATACTAACATAAAGAATAAATGGTATGCTTATAGAGAATACCACTATAAAAATTGTAGATAGTTTGTTCATAGGAATTTATTTTATCAATAATATAAATCATCACCGCTTTTTCTTTCTTTTTTTGGGGTAGGCTGAACGTCCTTAGCGGTAACAATGCCGTCTGTTATCTCCTCATCAGATGTTATATCCTTGCTAAGCAAAAAGTGATATACATTTTGGTCAGATATACCTTTTTCGGTTATCACATAAGCCTGTTCAAACACCCAACCAAACTTAGCCATGTAGTTCATGGCATCTACCATTGAGTTAAACTTAATCTTATTGCCTTTTTCGTCAACCAAAAAGTTGTCTCTATGCTGACCCCAAAAACTCTTAGCCTGACCAAAGTCAATCTCAACTTTTACCTTGGTTCCTGTTATGTTACCGGTGCCAACAATTTCACAAAAACACTTGTGCGGCTTTTCCTGCGCAAACATAGATAAGGAACATACCAAAAAACAAATCATTAAAATCTTTTTCATAAGAATAAATATTAGTTATGCCCGCAAATATAAAGAAAAAAGCCTACTATGTAGTAGGCTTCTCAATAAAATCAATTTCTTTGCCGAATAAGTCGGCTATGGCTTGTAGGGTGTCATAGCCAATGTTGTATTTTCCTGATTCCATCCTTGCTACGTTAGCCTGGTGGGTTCCAAGCCGTTCGGCCATGATGGATTGCGATACTCCGGCAGCCGTGCGTATCTCTTTGATGCGTTGGCCGATGCGTTGTCTTTGGGCTTCTTTATTCATAATCATTCTTTATTTTTTGAAGAATTGCCCTGACCATTTTAGCCGTCTTATCTTCCGGGTTGACGGCTAATGTTTCGGACCCGGGCTGGTTAGTTTATTCATCAATTCTTATGATCATACGACCACAATTCGTAAACCTATATAAGGTTTTAACTCCATCTCTAATAACAGATGCAAATCCGTTATTTACAGGTATTTTCTTCTTTACAGTTTCTTGTATTGCGCTCTCAACAGTTTTGCTCTCTCTTTTATATTCTACAGAGTGAGTGATACCTAGAATTTCAACAGTCATTGCTTTCATAATCTTATATTTTTTAACGGTTATATATTTTCCTGAATCTTTATCTTTTCAGATGCTTTGAACTGTGACCAGTTCATCTTTCTAACTTCTTTATTTTCTGTGTAATATTTAACCAATAACTCTGTTTTCCCACTTTCTTTTTCGGTTATTATTATTCCGAAACAATCGATAGTATAAGAGGCCATGTATTTAGGACTCATAACACATTTTACAATAGCCCTTAAATCGAAATCCTTTGTTTCGTTACTTACAACGTTTAGCATTTTTGCTATTTCAGATTGGCTCATTGCTTTCATAATCTTATGCCGCTTATCCGTTGCCGCCGTTTTTTATCTGTTATTATTATACCAACAAAGATATATCATATCTGATATATACGCAAGCATTTACTTATTTATTTTTCATTTATTTTTTGTGTTCTACAGCATAAAAAAAGCCGAACAATTAGTCCGGCTCTCCTAGGTATTCTAATATGGCAGCATGTTGCAGCGGGGTGAGCGCTCGTTGCCGTGGTTGGTAGTGTAGTTCTTGCAGGCGGTTGGTGAGTTGGGGGTTTAGTTTGATCCAGCGGCGAAGTTGGGTAACGGCACTGTGTTTGGTACTGTGGGGGAAGTACATTATGGCAAGGTCACTCAGATACATTGTTTTCATTTTTGTTTTTCAGTGGTTATTAAAATAGCCCGCAACTTGCGCTGCGGGCGGTTGTGTTTTATCCGTTAGGATCGTCTGCGTCTTCACCTCCGGTGTTGCCTCCGGGGTTATCGGGTAGATCGGGCGTGGTTTCACCGCCTTGCGAGGCGGCAACGGCACGGGTAACTACTCTAGTAAGTGGCAGGCTTGGTATGCTTACCACGTCTTTCATCAAGGTGCCTGGACGGAACTGCACGGATGCACCAATGATGTTGCTGCGGGTAAACTCTTCTTTTTTGGCGGCTCCGGTACTACGAAGCTGCAACTGGAACGTACCTAAGGTTTCGAGCTTCACAATGCGGCCTGCGGTAAGGTTTACCTTTAGCTGCCTGATCAGGGCACGGATCACGTTTAACACATCACCATCTGTCAGTGAGGTGGCGTATGACACGGCTTCGGCTATCTCGTTAATGTCTACCGTGCCGGTGGCTTGTGCCTTGGCGTAATACTTCGGGGCTTCGTTGCGGTTCTGCGGGTTGCGAAGCAGGGCAAGAGAATAATTCATAATTAGTTGATTTTTGGGGTTATTACTTTGATTTTCGATTCAAAGTAAGGTGTTTGTGTGGTGTGCTTGTGGCGTTAGCTTAGTTTATGTGCTTGTAAATGGCAAAACACAAAAAAAGCCTCTGTGTTCACCGCATCAGAGGCTTTCTCCTTTATATATATGCATGCTATAATAGCTTTTTGATGAGCGATAATAGTTTGGTTATGTAGCCGTTTCGCCATAGTATCAGGATGATGAGTAACCACGCTAGCACGCCTGACCATAGCAGGGTGGTTTGCCACCATGATAGCTTACGTTCTACGTACTTCGACACTTCAACCGGATAGGGTATTGAATCACGTCTAACAACGGCAACCGTATCACGCACCAAATTGTCACGATAAGAATACTTATATTGATACTTGAACACGGTGTCACCTTTAACAATGATATAGATGCTGTCACGCTGATAGATGCTATCACGTTTCAGGCGGTCAATGTAAACGCTGTCACGCACTATGCGCGTGAAAGTTTGAGGTGCACGACACGAACAAACCACGCTCATCACCAGCATCAGTGTGATAAAGAATAATATAACGCCTATTCTGTCTTTCATACCACTTCAATAGTTATGTTGTTATCATGCTTCAACATATCCACGAGGCGGTCTTCGTAAAAGGTAGAGTTGAGCACTTTGCCAACCTGTTTATTCTCACCCACGAGGATGCAACCGGCTGTGTCGGCAGGCGTGTTGCCTCGGTGTATCAGTACACCTTCGTAGCCTGGCACATTAACCAAGCGAGGCAACAACCGTTTAAACTTGGGTGATGTGTTCACAATTACTTTGTAAGTTCCTTCCGGAATGGCGGTTTGCCCGGGTATCTTTTTGGCCGCCAGTTCGGCAGCGGTCATACCTTTGTTCAGTCGGTCGGTATCTTCCAGGGTGTCACAGAAGTAAGTACCGTCTATGTACAGTTTGCCGATGGTGTAGCCTGCTTTGCGGGCGATGCGTTTTAGTAGCAACTTGGTCATTTCTGTGCCTCCTTTCCATTGCTCAGGTAAGCGGTTAAGTAGGGTATCTTCTTCACAAACTCAACCGATGCCACGTAGTAGAGGAATGCCGATACTTTATAGCCTAGCGAGGCATCGGGGAACAAGTTCTTCAGGTTGCGCAATATGTTGACGCCGTAGAAGTAAAACACCGAATAAGTAACGAAGCTAACGCATTGCAACGCTCCTTGTGGGTTGCCTTTGTGGTCGCCAATGTAGTAGATGGCACAGATAAGCAGCAAGAATGCCGTGGCTTCGAGTATGCAGCGAAAGGCCTTTTTGAAGCTCCAGCTTTCTTTGTTGATGATTAACCCGGCTAGCAAGCCCACGAAGAAGTTAAGCAGAAACACAGCTAGCAGGCTGCTAAGCTCCCCGCTCAAGGGAGACAGGTAAGCGGCTAGTCCGGTGAAGAGTGCCGCAATCAGGTTTTTAATGTAATCCATTTTGGTTTTCATTTTTAAAATTATTATTATGGTTGTAAACTTCTCCGTAAGGTACTCACATCGAGCATATCGGTGGCATCCATGGTAAAAGCCAACGTCCAGCCTATGCTTGAGGTGTCTTTCCATTCAAACGGCACTATGGTATGTTGACCTGAAATAAACTCGCTGACAAAGGTGCCAAGCACGCTGTTGCGACTGTCGGCCATTAGGTGCGCACGTAGCTCGTTGATCAGGGTAAGCGTTTGAGCGGATGCGAGGCCCTGCTCTATCAGGTCGGCAGTGTCCTGCAAGCGCATGGCTACCGTAATGGCAAGGCGCATGTTATCTAACAGGGTGTTTCGTTGGTTGGGCGTTGATACGATTTCGCCATAGTCGAGCATCAGGTAGGTAGGCACACCCACAAAGCCGGCTACCAGTTGCTTGGTGCTGTCAATGTCCGATGCTACTACGTAGTTTTCAATGCCGGGCATTACGCTTGTGGCAGGAAGTGCCTGCGCAAAGCTAAGCAGCTCGGCATAACCGGCTATGGAGCTTTCACCTCGCTTGAATAAGTTAAGCACGCCAGCCTTGGTGGGGTACTTGGCAAAGTATTTCAGTAGTTCCAGTATCATTGTATAATTTGGGTTATCAAGTCAATGGGCAGTCCTGTTTCGGCTGCAATTTTATCGGCTTTCATATCAGCACTCTTCAGTGAGCGCACACTTTCAATTAACTTCTTGCGAAGTATGCTCAGGTACTTGAGCAGGTTCATTTGCTCAATCTCTTCGCTATTGCCTAGTCCGTCGGCACTAAGGTTGTAAAGGGCTTCCGTGGCACCTATACTAATAGCACTCTTCGATTCGCGGCCACGGGTCAGTATGTCATACTCGGTGCAGCTAAACAGCCAGTTAATAAAGGCCGTGAAGTTGAATGCAATGGCTTGCAGCGTGGCTTCCGGCAGGGTGGCAAACTGTGCCGCTAGTTCCTGCGCACTTTGGCTGTTGTACGTTCCCGGATGGTAGAGCATGGCAGCCAATAAGGGTAGCTGCTCCTTGCCTCCTTTGTTGATGCTACTTGCTTCGAGGTATTGCAGTGCCGTGAGCGAGCAGGTGAGCACGCCAAACGAGGTGTCAACCGTATAGCCTCTGTAGGTGTTGCCGCCAACTACCAACACGGGCAGCATTTGTGCACAGAACTTGCAGTCGAGCAGGTAGGTGTAAGGCAGCTTGCTCAGGTAGCGGGCAAGGGCGTGGCCTTGCATGCGCTCGGGCGGTGTTTTCTTAAACTTGGCTTTGTCTTCGGCATTGAGCGAGTTTAGTGCCGCATCATTATCGGGGTAGGAGATGATAAACGGGAATGTTACCTGTTCGGCTAGCCACACGATGTTAGCCAACGCTTCTTCGTCTTTGATGCGCTTCAACGAGATGCCCATGTGCCGGCATACGTAGTTGATCTTTACCCTGACGGGTGACAGCTTGCCGGTAGCAAACAATTGCAAATCGGCTATCAGTGCTTCATAAGCAACGGGCGATAGCTGCTCCCATTCGTTGGGCACGCTGACCTTACGGCCTTTTATTTCTATTGTTATGGCATTCATGGCATGTAAACTTTATCCCAATGGTTATTAAAATTGGTATCAGTCACTAAGTCGACAGGATTATCCTCTATCGATATGCTAAGGTCCACATCGGTAATGAGGTTGTCGGCTTCTTTGTCTAAGGAGTCGGCCAACTGTAGGATGCGGGTTTGCTCACCGTCACCGCTGCGGGTAACTTTACTGTCTTTAAATAGTCCACGAATGACTTCGGGGAACTCCAATATATCAAACCGTCTGAGTGCTTTGGCGATGGTTTTTTTAGCCAGGGCACGTTTCAGCAGAGCGTTGGCGCTCTCTTTACCTTCGGCTCTGCTGAACATGCTACCCAGCCGTTCGTCAAGTGCTTCCTTCTGCCAGGGTATGCAGCGGAAGAAAAACAGGTAACTCATGTCTATTGGGTATATACTATCGAATTCCTCGGTTGTCTTGATTTGCAATTTTTGCAAGGTTTGGTAGTGTGGTGTGGCTTGCCATTCGGCACTACCTTCTTTGTCGAGCAAGGCAATGAGGCTATCCATACCGTCGAAGTACGACTGTTTGAAGTCACGTGCCAACTGCTCCTGCTCGTTTTTAAACGTGTCTACACCCGATATTCTTCGTTTAATGGTGTCGGAGGTTACTTGCTTAAACTGGCACAGATTGGCAACGGCCGTGCGCAAGGCTTCTTTTTGTTCGCTCGGTGTAGTGGTGTCGTCTATCGCCACAATCGTGGCGTAAATTTCACTTGTTATCACCATCTTGATTTGCTTCACCGCACTAGCGGCACTGGCGTTGAGCGACTTAAAGTCGGCATTCACATCGAGCAAGCTCACATAGTCCTGATAGTGAGCCATGCTGCGGTATAGGGTTTCGAGTATCATCATAGCTGTGATTGATTAAGCCTGTTGGCGGGTGAAACTTCTTCTTGCCTGGTGGGCATCTCTCTATAATATCCTAGCCTGTAGCCGGCTGCATAGAGCTTCGGGAAGTTGAGTTGCAGGGCGATATTAAATGGCTCGCTGCATATCTCATCTTCCGGATTCAGTTGTAGCAGATAGATAAGGTAATTATAATATACATCTGCACCACTTTTGCTTATTACTCCGTCTTTGCTGATATTGGATATCGAACTGTCTATTCCTAGTGAAGAGATAAGCACTTCGTCGGCACGCTTGTCGTAATCAATCAAGGCGGTAATATACTCTTTGTACTTCATGTCAACGTCTTCTATCTTCCACTCAACCGGTTGGCCTTTAGAGTCCGTAAAGGTATAGGAGCTAAATGTTTTGCCTTGGTTCTTGCTGCCCGATAGGAACTCAACCAGTTTATTCATTTCACTTTTGAGCACGGCAAGGAACACCGATTCTTTGTATTCAGTGCCTACCTCTATGCCGTTGTACTTCACTAAGGGTGCATTCTTTGTCGCCAGCTTTTTATTCTCCTCGGCAATGCGGGTGATTTGCTGCCTCTTGTTCTCAATCCATTGGTAGGGTATTTTGATGTGCTTCTTGGCCGCAAGTGAGTTTTCAAGAAAGGAGTTGATGTAAACAGGCAGTTGGTTGCTACCTTTGATGTATGCCTGTGTGCCGGTATGGGTTTCGTTGATTCCGTAATACTCACCTACCGACTTGTCACGGTAGTGGCCCACGGCTGCATATTGATACTTGTCTACCTCTTCGAGCTTGAAGCGCGGGTAAAATAAGAAGTTGCTAATGCTGTAGTTCCAGCGGCCAACACCCACAAAACGGAAGTCGCTGTAGTTAACCAGTCCGGTAGCCACGTCCTTGCGCATGGTGGCAAGGCGGCACTGTTTATTCTCCATCGCCTCCATGCCGGCAAGCGGCTTAACGGCTTTGAGTCCGCTCGCCTTTCCTTCGCTGAAACGGTATTTCACGAAGTAGTCGCCAAAGGTATAGTAGTTCTTTATGATGGTGCGGGCGAACTCTTTATGGGTTATCTCTAGGCCGTTCTTGCCCCACGATTCCAGCCAGTCTTGTACCTCGGGTATCTGCTCCCATTCTCTGCGGAACTTACCGCCTTCCATAACCGGACGGTAGGGCATGATGCCCATGCCGTAGAGCATGGCTGTCTGCTTCTTGATAAGGCGAGGTAGCAGGCGGTTCTTCTTAATATCTAGTTCTATCTCCTCGCACTTATGGTTATTGGCACCACGCCATAGCACGTTGAACCCGTTGAGTGTGGAGTATTGCATATCGCACCATGGCAACACAGGATCGTAGTCCATAACCGTAGGCAGGCGATGCAGGGCACTAGGCGAATCGCCCATCTGGAATGACAGCACCGTGCCGCTATCCTGGTACACGCCCATGTTGCCGAATAATTGGAGTTCTTGTTTCATATCATTTACTTTATTAACCAGTTGACTTTATGTAGTTTGTACCCATCGTTGGGGAAGCCCATGTACCGAATGAGTATGCGGTAGCACATCTTCGGGTTGCCGTCTCCATCGGTAAACAACAGCAGGTTGTCGGCATCCACACTGAACCGTTCCTTTGGCAGCTGTGTGCGCCACTTGCAACCGGTTACTACCTTCAACTCTGCACTCGCTTCGTTGCGGGTGCGGCTGTAGGGGTAGTATGCCAGGGTGAACGTGGCATCGGGCAGCTTGCTCACCTCGCGTGCCCACTGCATGGCGTGTATGCCTGTTAGGGTTATAGCTTGAGTATCCATAGCCCGAAGGTACTACACGCACGGGCGTGCGCAAAGGACGAGCAGCGAACGAAAATGTCTTACAACCTGCGGTTTGTCATATTTCCTGACTTTTCCGAAAGGGTGCCGCGCACATGGCTTTCTCAGCGGGGCGTGGTCACTGCGCGCAAAGCGAAAATGTGAATTTTGCAAGCGGATAACGTAAACCGATGACTGTCAGCCGTTTCAGTATGCAACACTTTCACGAACACACCGATTATATAAGTAGGCCACGTTATTATTGTACCCTGCTACTAGGGTTATATAATCATATTGTCCGGCAGATCATCGGGCATATTGCTTAATTCTCCCATAACTTTCTCGCCATAACGTCCCCAAAGTAGGTAGATGAGTGCGCTCGGTATCTGCGTGGTTCGGCTAGCTTGTTGGTGCAATGGTACTTTTTTTTCGCTGGTTTTATCCATCTCTATTTTGCCGTCAATTCGTTTCACCGGACTGAGCGGAATGGCGTTACAAAGTTCCTTGCATTCGTTTTCGTCAATGAGTACTTGAGGCAGCAAGCTACTGCGCCCGCCAAAGATGAGCAACAACAGGCGGTATTGTTGCCAGTGGTACACGGTAGCTTGTCCCTCGTTCATCAGCTCTACGGAAAAACCGTAGTTTTCCAGTTCACGCTTCATCAGGCGGCTATCTGTGCGCACCTGCTCCAACTCTTCACGGCTCTTGTTTCCGGCACGGTCGGGGTACAACACAATGCGCTTGTTGCGCACGCTGTCGCCAAAGAACTCGTACACTTGCTTGGCAAGCTCCGGCTGTTCGTCCGGGTAACAGGCGTAGAAGTTCTTAATGACACGGGTTTCTCTTCCGTAGTTCTTTTCCTGCGCTGCCACAAGGGAACTAAAGTGTCCGGGGTCGTAGCCTAGTAGTATCTCATCATCGGGGTTGTAATACTTGAGGTAGCGAGCGGTCAGTACGAACATGTCCTGCAAACTATTCTTCATAATGCTGGCGTACTTGTACCCATCGGCAAACTGGTGTTTCTTGCGGTCGTAGTTGGCGAAGAACTTGTTAACCACGGCCTTTTGCCGGATAGCACAGATGGAGGTAAGGAAGTCATCAATACCCAACGTTTCCAACTGTGTTTTGAAAAACTTGGGACCTAAAATGTCTTTGTTGGCGAACGAAGATGCCCGAAGGTACACCGTGGCATTTCGCCTCATGTCGGCAAGTCGTGGCTGCCAGGTAGCAATAATGCGCTGTTGGCGTTCCAGTTCCAACCTGACTTTCTCTAACGCCAACACATCCTTGGTGTTACGAAGCAAGTCCTGATACTTGTACTCCAACACCAGTGCGGCATTGAGGTGCATGGCAACGGTCATAATCTCATCTTCCAACTCCTTGTTGGCATTCTTTTCGTAGGCCTCGAACCAGTCGTCTTCTCCAAGGTCTACCCGTGCGGTGTCACTCACGGCCGTGATGCCTTGGTAGTAGATGCTCTTACGTGTTTCGGCAGTACCGCCACGTAGGGTAGGGAATAGGCGGCTCTTGAGCTTGTCGCCTTTGTTGTGCTTCATCTCCTCAATAAAAGCGTGTGATGCCGAACGGCCTGCCACCGAATCGGGCTGATCCGAAGACACAAGTTGTATTTGAAAACCGTTGCGAAACAGTACGCAATGTTTGGGGTCAACCACCGGATAACGTGGTCGACGGAAGTGCGAGGGTATGTTTTTCTCACCGGCAATGAAGTCGATGCCGTATTCCATCAACGGGCGTTCGGTGCCGTTGACTATCACCTTGCGGCTGAACTCGGCCAAGATGCTAGGCCACACGTTGGTGAGCAGTGCCACATAGGTGCTGTGCACCAGGAACGCAAGTTCACCCGGTAAGTCGTTGGCCACACGGATGATACGGGTAGAGGTTACGCTATTCGTCTTACCGGTTCCACGTCCCCACTCGGCAAACAAGCTGTTAGGATCGAGGATGTTGGCAATGGCTTGCACCCGGTTCATGTAGTAGCGTTGGAAGTGGGTGTTTTGCTCTTCGGCTAAGTTGGGTTGTTCCATGGTTACTCTTCGTTAATGTCTAGAAATTCGGTTTCTTGAATATCGGCATCACGCAACAGGCGTTTCTTCTCCATCTTCTCCACAGGCAGCTCGTTAATGAGTTTGATGTAGAAGCCTTCGTTATGCTTGGCAGCTATTTCCTTGATTGATTTCTTTTCGTAGCCCAAGTCTTCCGGTTGAATTTTGGGGTCCATCAGAAAGACAATGCCCATGTTGCGGTCGGCTTCGGCAATGGCAGTGGCACGTTGGCGACACTCACGGGCAGCGTTGAATGACTTGTAGGCGGTTTTGTAGTCGCGAGCCGACAGGCACACTTTGGCCAAGTCTTCGAAGCGGTCGGCATAGTTGGATTCCCATATCTTGCTACTCACATTATCATCTACCGCAAAGTAGTTGATGGCTGAGTAGATGCGTGCCTTGCAGGTGCGGATGTCGAGCATCACTTGCTGTTCGGCTGCTATGCGCGACTGCAACGTTTTGGCCGCACGGGTTACATTTTTTTCAAACTCGTACACCTCGGCAGCCCATTGCAGTTGCTTGAGGAATAGCCGCACGTCTTGCGGTATGCCGTCGCAATGTCCGGTGCGCATGAACTGCGCTAGCAGGTCAGGGTGTAGCGCATCCAATTTTTCTATCAGACTTAATTCACTCATACGCCAAACATTCTATATCTTAGTTTCAACTCTTCCAAATCGTTATGCCGCTCGGCTTGCAGCTTAATGGCTTCGAGGTCGCCTCTGGCTGCTTTTTCTTGCAGAGCTAAATCAACTGCATGCCTGCCTGCCGAATAACCCTCGTTATAGGCACGATGGTACACATCACCGGGCGTGTTCACCCGCTCAAGCAACAGCATGGTTTCAATGGCATCAAGGCCTAACAGTGCGGCAATTTCTTCTATTGGCGTTCCGTTGGTGGCGAATGCCTTTACCTCATCTACATAGAGGTCGGGCAGGTAATGGGTGTTACTGATTTCCTTTTTCATCGCGGCTGTTTAAAATGCTTTTGATTATGATGGATGTATTGCGGTGTTTCTCCAACAGGGCACGATCGCTGTCACGCTTATCTTTCCGATCTTTCCTTTTCAGGTAGGATTCGTAGCGACGGATGCTGTCGAGCGTGCGGCGGTGTTTACGAAGAAACTCTTCGGTGTCGGTGCGCAACAGTTTTTCCAGTTCGGCACGTTCGGTTTTATGCCTGATAAGCGGGTGATCGTATTTGAAGAACCCCGTGTCATTAAACGATTGCAGCTCGTTGAACGCTTGCAGATTCCGTATTCTCGTTTCAGCCATGGCTTTTACGTCTTCCGGTGTTGGGTCTGCATCGAGCCGTTCGTCGAGCTGCAACATTTTCCGATATGTCACTATGCGGTCATTATATAGAATAGTGGCCGTTTGTACATCCGGATCAGAAAGATTATCCCACGCTATTTTTGGGTACTCTTCTTCTTTTGTTTTGGAGCTTCCTTTGCTTTGGCCGGCTCTTTTTTTTTCTCTTCCTCAAGCTCCTCTTGTAGCTGCTCGTTGGTTTCTTCGAGTTCCTGCATTTGGGTCTCAAGGTCTTCATGCTCGGATTGAAGTTCTTCGTGAGCTGTTTGGAGGTCTTGGTGCTCGGCTTGCAGGTCTTCCAGTTCTTGCTTCGCTTCAGTGGCTTGCTCGGCAGCGGCTTCTTCTTCGGCTGCTGATTCGGCAAGGGCTTGGGAGGCGATGGTTTCGGCTGTGGCTTCGGCTTCGTGTTCCGGTGTTTCCACTGTAGCTTCAGGTGTTTCAGGAACAACCGTAGTCACCTTACAGATAGCATCGGCAATAACACCTACAATAGTATCGGCAGTACCCACCGATGTACTAAGTATTTCATCAACAATGCTTTGTACCTTTTCCTTGTCTTCAGGAGATAGGCCTTCTTCTTCTGCGGCTTCGTCAATCAACTCCTGAATGAATTTAACCCGTTCTTCCTTAGCGGCAATTTCGGCAGCCTTTTCTTCTTTAGCAGCCACTTCGCGCCTATGGCTTACAATCTGCTCGCGCGGGCAAACATCCAATAAGGCATACAGAATTTCATCCGCATAGCGAACAGGTAGCAGCTTGAACTTCCTTAGCTGTGGCAAAGCAGGAACTTTCTTTTCAAGCAGTGCCAAATCTGCCACGGCATGCTGCGCTGCACGCAAGGCCTGGAAGTGGTTTTGTTTTTCTTTAAAACTATATTTCATAATCTATCAAGGATTAAGCAAGGAGCCGAAGCTCCCTGCTGGTTAGTTATACTGTTTGGAAACGGCTACCCTGAACCTCGACGAGCGTGCCGGCATCCATCACCATGAAGGTAATGCGGCTACCTGCTTTGGCCGTCCAGGTGGCACCATCCTCAAGCACAAACGCACTACCGTCGGCAATGGTGGCACTCTTCGTGGTGCCCTTGCCGTAAAGCGTAATGTGTCGGCCTTTGTCGTTGGCGCTCAGTCCGCTTATGGCTGTAATAGCATACGTGGCACTTGCTCCATCCGGAACGTTATATTCCGAAGCAGAAGTCAAAGCCAACGTGGCGGCATCGGCTACCAGGTTAGTAGCGGCTTGCTGCGTGATGCTACCGGTGTAGGTGTGGTATTGGAAGATGCTGCTACGGGTGAAGGTGAATGTTACGTAACGTCCGTCTGCATCATTCTTCGCTTCGTATGAGTTCAGTACCATGGGGTCATCGTAACTGCCCACGATGCGGTAAACGCCTGTACTCTTTTCCTTGAATATGACTACAAACTTATCACCGGCATGTGCTTCAATGAAGTTCAGCAACGCATCGCGCATACCTCCCATAATCATAGTTAGCGTGTTGGTGCCGGTAGTGGTTACATCGCCTTTCTCTCCATTACTCATGAATGTGGGTATGGTGTGAGCTTCAAACTTGGCGAAGTATTCGCCCGCCTTGAGCGGAACGGTAGATACCTGCCTACTGGCATTCGGCTTAGGGAATGCCACGGTGTTATCTACCTGAGAGCGAAGCAGTAAGAATACTTCATAACCCAATTCGTTGCCACTGGTTTCACGGTCGGAAACGTCGGCAATAGGTATAATGGCGGCAATGGAGGTAAACCCGAAGGCATACTGCAACACTTCGTTGCCTAGCTCCTGCATCAATGCGATGGCGAATACTGCGGCAAAAATAAAGAGGATGCCGCGCAATAATTGCTGCCCCTTCTTGGAGGCATAGGCGTTACCTTTTTTATAGGGGTTGCCCATTGTTTTTTTATTTTTATGTTTCATAATCTTTTTGTTGTGGCTTTCAAAAAAGGGCGGGCAATGATTTCCCGCCCCTCCTGAAACTAACCTAATTAAACCTAAATAAAACTTATGAAAAAGAAATTATCGTCCTCCAGGTAAGTTGGGTTGAGTGAGGATGTTAACGGTGCGAACACCGCCTACTTGTCTCTCTAGCTCAAGGAACTTGCCGGCTGAATTCAAAATCACCATGATGTAGTCACCTATTGCGGTTGGCGTGTAGGCTTCTGTGATGGTTGAGAATTTATCCGCTTGGGCAATAGTGGTAGCATTGGTTGTGTTACCACACTCAATGATATAAGCCACTCCTGCCTTGGCTCCGGTAATGTCAGTTATTGCTTTGGCTGCCGTGTTGGCCGCTGTTACAAACCAAAAACCTTTGGTTGCATCGGCGGTAGTGGCATCGGCTGCAAGGTCTACGCTGAACTTATTCATAAAGATCTGCTGCATCACATAGTTGTTAGCATCAAGTGCTGCCTTGGTGGCAAACCTGCGGCCAATGAATGAAGCAGCACAACCTTCTTTCCATGTGCTCCATCCGCGGACCATTTCCATTTGTTCCTCCATTTTCATGGCAAGCATTTCGCCCGGAACATATTCTAACATCTGAATATTGCCAGGTGCTTGCATAAACATCATGGTTAAGTTACCAAGGTATGGCAACCAAACGATGCGGAACTTCTGATCGGGGACTCTGTTAAGGTAAGAATCTGGTCCCTGAAAATCAGTATCTTTACCGTAAACTGCACGAACGTTTGCAATCCACCATTGTTGGTGCTTTTTATTAAGATACACAACGTGGTCGTCAAGCTCCTCATCTTCACTTACGCTGGCAAGCACGTCGGAGCAGAAAGCTTGTACTGTTTCCAGCATATCAGCACTGGTATAAGTGCGATATTCGGAACTGTCATGCAATTTCAATTTGTTCTCGTGAACGTAGCGCAATAAGGTATATATCAACCCTGTTGAGCTGTTTATGGCCAAACCGGCCAAACCTGTTTCGGGTTTCACGTAGATACCGCGAACACGACGTTTGTTTTGTTCTACCTGTGCATTTTCTAATGAGTTGAGAACAGCAAACTCAATTATGGACCACTTGATAGGATCAGAACCTTCTTTATTTAAATAACCTAAATAAATACGTTCCAAATCTTTCATTGGACCAAATTCCATTTTGATCATAGCATCATCAACGTGACCGATCTCGGGTTCGATAGCCATGCTACCTTTATAGATCTGTCCCGGTTGATAAGCTTGTGATACCTCAGAGAAGAATGCAGAGAACATTACATCTCTATCCTGAATACCGTAACGAACGGAGAAGTACTGAGTAATGTCACGCTTCATTAAGATGCGGGCAATCAGAGCATCTTGTCTACGGATAATATACTGATTACCCACTTTGGCATCAGCAACACCGTCGTAATTACTCGTAAATTCACCTGAAGCCAATTTATTAGGATCGCCCAACAGGTTGTTGGCGTGCAGATAATCGTAACGAGACTTTAATCCGGAAGCAAAAGAGCGAACTTCACCAACAAAGGCTTTAGCTTCTTCTTGTGTTGCGTCTCCTAATGTTATTGCAAATGCAGGGTTTGCCGTAATTTTGTTCCAACGCTTACTCATGTCGAACATAGCGTTTTCAATACCAAACAAATACTTGCTGCGGTCGGCCATTCCGGTTAATCCTACCACGGTACCTGCACCGGTAGCTGTAGCTGATGGAACGTCGGCAGCAGCTCTGCTGGTTACGGTGTTGAACGCATTAACCACTTTTTGAGCGGCTTCAACAAGTTGAGCACCTACGTTAACATCGGTAGCCGGTGCAGTTGCAGCGGGTGCCGGTGCAGCGGGTGCACCTTGTGTTTCGCCTTCAGCTACTGCGCTAGCAGTGGCGGTTGCGGTAGCTCCTTCGTTTTGCTCTCCTGTAATGGAGCTAAGCAAAGCTAAAGCAGCTGCGGCATCTTCCTCGCTAATGGTTGCCGCACTTTTTTCCTCTTTTAAGTCGTCCTTCAAGTTGGTACCGTATGCCTCCTTGTAGGCAACAACAAGACTATCCCATTCTGCTGAAGAAAGGTTATTAGCCTTTGCTTTGTCAGTAAGGGAAAGCTTTTGAAGAATCTTTTGAAATTTTTCTTTAAAACTCATAATGTTAAAGTATTATGTTAGATGTATTTGAGAGCCTTGTTTAATAAGCCTTTGTTTCCAAACTCAACGGCCATTTCATGCGCACGTTGTACGGTATCGGCAAATGTTTTCATTCCGTCTACCAAACCCAGTTCGATAGAATGCGGGGTGTCAAACGTTTCACCTCGCAACATCGGGTCGTTATCCGGTAGTGCAGCAATCTTAGGACGGTTGGCACGAACCTCGGCAATAAACTGAACGGCAAGCGGATTAAGCTCATCCGTTTGATACTGCTTGGTTTTGCCGGCATACAAGTCCTGATACTTTTTGTTCTTCAGGTCGCTTTGCTCAGCACGAACAATGATATGCTTAAAGCCTAGTTGTTCGAAGTAGGAGTCAGAGTTCCAAAAATCGGTCATCGTACCGATGCATCCGTGAATATCGTTTTGCGTTAACGAGTAAATCTCGGCAGCATGGCAACTGATATACACAGCAGCCGAAGCGTGTTGCCGCTCAATGAGGGCAATCACTGGCTTGGTCAACTGTCGCATGGTCTCGGAGAGTCTATCGAGATACCACGCCTCCCCACCGGGGGAATTGATATGCAAGAAGTGCGCACCAAACGATGGGTTTTTCTCTACCGCAATCAGATCGCGCTCGAACTGCTTGCTGCTGAACCACCATCGGCTGGCAGCTGTAATGAATCCAAATATTCGGTGATACGCTATTGCGTTATCGGGAAGTGAATCACTCACAAAGTCATCGGTAAGGCACACTTCGGGCATGTCGCCAAGAAGCGATACCTTCAAGTCATTGAGTGCTTTGTTGGTTATATCTTTGTAAGTGGGTGGATTTGGGTCGAAAAAAAACGCACCCGGAACGGGGGAGTTCTTATCGAGCAACGGCAGCACGTCCATCATGGCTGCGGATAATCCGGAACCAAGAATAAGCAGTTGGCTGCCTCCCATTATAATTTCTCTTAATTCACTTCGCTTCATTTCTCTATCTTTTGAGCGAAGATACACCCGTTTATCCGGTGCCCGAAGGACGGGTAAACGTAGCTGTTTACCGCATTTTTCGGCAGGTTCAGGCAGGGTAAAATTACCTATAGGTAGTTGGTCAACTACTACGTGGTAGTTACTCATTTACCTATAGGTAGTTGAGTGATTACCTATAGGTAGTTGGACGGGCAACAAAAACGCCCTGCATATATATAAGTATGCAGGGCGGAAACTAAATAATTAAATCAGGTATGGACCTGTATCACTACAGGTATGGGTTGACGGTAGTGTTGCACACAACCGTTAGTTTGGCATTATTCAGCAAGGGCGTGATAGTAACCTGTGCCGGAATGTTCCAGGTGCCTATCTTATAATCGAATCCTGTTGTATCGGTGAACTTCACCGTGCAGCTTCGTGGCGTGGCAAACAACTTGAGTATGGATGGATCAGGTTTTTCAACAACACGCTCCATTCCGCAATTATAGAGTATGCCCGGTGCACTTTCTGCAAGAGTTGGGTCGAATGAGAATTTCTCGGCATATAGAATGAAGTCTTGCACTGTGGCATGATCTTCAACGTGGATGATAGTGATTAATTCCTTGTTCATGATATTATGGGTTTTGGAAGTTGAATAATGAGGGTGAATTGGGTGTTTTTATGTCGGACACTTTTCGGACACTTTCCGGACACTCTTCGGACAAAAAAACCTTATCAGGGGACAAACCGGGCACTTTGGTAGTGCATTTTTCTCCGCGTTTTTTTGCGCGTGAATATTCTCTCCTTTTTTCGCGCTTTACGTAAGATTCCCTCCAGCGATAGAAGTTTTTCTTTAATGCGTCTTCAGATATACTATCTATACCGTACATGCACATAAACTTATGTATAACCTGAATATCCTGTATCGGACGGTAGTTGCTATGATTGTCTAATAGCAATTGATGCAATTCCAAGTTAAATAGCTTCTTGATGTGTTGCTCTATAAGTAGAGCACTGTCCGGGCAGAGGTAGTTATACACCTCGGGTGATTTACCTACCCGCCTATCAGGCAGATAAAAAGAAAGGTTTCCGGTATCAACGGGACTGGCATTGATGGGGCGTTTCCTCATGAGGTCCCATATAAGACAATACAGATCGCTGTGTGGATCAAGCTTTAAAGGCTCGTCAACGAAGTTGTTAAACTTTCCGATCATATATTCGGCCAAATATGGCAAAATAGAGATTTTGGTACTTATCATACTTCTTGCATTAAAAAATAAAACGTAATAGGTTTGCGTGTATTTTGCTCGCTACCTCACTACAACACTACAAACCCTTGACTCTCGGAAGTAAAAGTACTGATTATCAGGATATTAAGCAAATATAACTCCATTTATTTTTTAACTACAACCGCACTACAGGGGTGAAAATAGACACAAACGTGTAGTTTTTGTAGTTTACTGTGAACTACAAACCGAAAAACTACCGAACTACAAAAAACTACACAGAACTACAGCACACTACAAAGCTACACTATATATATATATAATAATTCTTTTTAAAATATATATAACTACTTCATTATCAGGACTTTATATTTTGAAGCGGATTTTTGAAATGTAGTTTTGTAGTGATGTAGTTATGTAGTTCGGTAGTTTTGCGAAATTCCGCTTCGTTTTGCGCGTTTTTCTCAAAGGAGTTCTTTTTTAAAACTAGGGGGTACGGGGGAGTAAATAATAATTTAAAAAGGAAACGAAAAAGGAATGCTTCGACTTGTCTTGGTTGGTGGGGATGTGTTGGGGTTGGTGTGGTTGATTTGGGAGTTAGTGTGGAGTGGATGGATATTATAGATGCTTCGACTTGTGTTTAAGGAATGCTTTGACTTGTGCCGGTTCGTGGGGATGCAAAAGCCCCGCCAGGAGCGTGGTGCTGTGGCGGGGCTTTAATATTGGTGTGATAGACAACTATTTTGTATATTCGTTGGAGTAGTTTTATTAGAATGGATACGTGTGATATCTCTTATTATATTCTCTTGCGGTTACTAGTTCAAGCCTCGAGGCTAAACGGTTATTCATCCATCTCCTTGCTGCCTTATATACCGGATGTTCTGTCGGGAATGGATTCGCGACAGGATCATGGCTGTAGCGAGCTCGCTCAGACGCAAGCACTATATTATAGGCGAAATGATCACCCATAATTATTTCCTTTCCCCACCTGATAGCGAGGAATAATTCTATCATTGCACCACGTGAATTGGTGAAATCCGCTTGCAAATAAATATAATCGCACGTTTTTAACAATGCAATATCGGCACGCATGTGTTCCTTCCACGATGCTGAAGGAGATAATCCATTCTTTAATGGATTTATAGGATCAAACCCTACTGATTTTAGTGCTGCCTCATGAGCTTCAAACTTGAGCAGTACATGGTTGTAATCTAAGCCGGATATTTTGCCGGATATGTAAATTCTTCCTTTTTTCATATTGTTTCTTTATTTATTTTTAATTTCTTATTAATTCTTGCAGCCAGCATATTAAGCAAACCACGAATACTAATAATATAATGAATAATATCGGTGCCCATAATGGTGAGGTGACAGTCCACCATGACCATTTAATCCACCCGATTAGCTTTAGTATGGACAGCGTTAAGAACGCTGTCTATGGGGTTATTGTGATTGTTATTTTGGCTTTACTCATTTTTGGTTATTTTTGAAGGTTATTTATTTTTCATTTTTCTGATATTTTTGGAAGAATGTATCGAATTTTTCATTAAGTAAAACATTCATCCAAAACTTTAATCCAATAAGGGAACGATCCCAGTCAAATCCACCGCAAACTCTGGTTGCGTATGCACGTTTTTGAAATACTTCCACATCAGCCTTATTCCCTTGCCTGACCTGTTCATTCACCATTTTCTGTACTACTTCAATAGGAAAACATTCAAGTCTCCCTACCAAATCACTTTGTTCTACTGTTGCTCCTTTCATAATCGTTAAAATATATTTCCAATAACTTCATAAACTACATCCTCACGCATCCTGTGATTACATACACCATCAATTAGTTTTAATTTAAAAAATGGATAATTGTTGCTGATGTAACTTTATGCGGTTACTTGCCTTTTCAAAGTACTCTTTATCAATTTCAGTAGCTTGTAAGTTTATACCCATATTCCAACAGGCAATCCCGACACTACCACTTCCTAAACATGGATCGAACATTGTTTCACCCGGCTGAATCTTACAATAGTCGAACATCCATTCATAAGCCTTTACAGGTTTTTGTGTCGGATGAAACCGTTTTAAATCCATACTGCTATAACTCATAATTTTAGCCGGTTTGTCGAGGCTAGTCCATACAAGCTCACATGCTGATAATGTATGCATTGCTTGCTTTTTATCCCAACACACAAACCCCCTTGTACTTGGCAAGTAATCCATGAAATAATTAGCCCCCCAAATAATTTGATTTTGGCTAATCCGAAATAACTCTTCCCAAAATTCTGCACTTGGCAAGACGTCCCAATCTTTGTTCCTATATAATTTAGCCATTGGAGTGTTTTTAAGCTTACCTCTCCCATCGTGTAGCCTTTTCCCAAGACCATAAGGTGGGTCTGCACATGCCCAATTGAACTGATTGTCAGCGCAGCTACGCATATAAGGTAAACAGTCGCCATGATAATATTCTATTATAGGTTTATTCATATCTATCTATTTTTGAGTTAATAAGAAAATAATAAAACTAACACTCGAAATGAACAGCACAAACAACGTCCAGCATATTAATGCCAAGTTCATAATAAGCCTCACGGGGCTAATACATTTTTTCATACATCTATAATTTATTGATTAATAATTCTTGTTTCGTATCACTTACCTGCTCGGTTGTGGAGCCTGAGCAGGGCGGTAAGGTGTTGCTGTAGGTACCTGCAAGCAGATACTTGAGCGTGTGAATCTGTCCTAGCTTGCAGTGAAACTTTATGCAGCCGCAATGCTTGCATTGCTCGGCTCGGTAAGCGCCTAGCAGTTCGAAGTACTGCCAGGGCATGTGGTACTTATCCCATTTGTGTCTCATAACTTATGAATTAAAAGGGTAATGGTTGTGCTTGAGATGCATTGCTATCCGCGGTGGACTGATCCGTAGCGGGTTGTTCTTCACCGGAAGAGCGTTGCAACTCAATGTCGTATAGTTCACGGAAGATGTCGTAATTCAACGCTACGCAACTGCTTACAGTTGATTTTTCCATGTAACGTTTACTTACACGGTTATCCGGTACTGCGAGTGTAGCTCCGTCCGGAGCGTTGCCGGTAGTAAAGTCTCCGTTGGGGACTTCTTCTATCTCATGCCACCTGAAACGCTTACTGGCTACTACGCCGATGTAGCTCGGGTGGCTTCGGATGTTCTGTTCAATGGTACTCTGACTACTGTCTCCACGGTTAAAACTAGTGCGGGCGAACATGGTGTACACGCTGCTGACACGTAAGAACAGGATGCGGGTTTCGCTTGGCAGTGTAACTTCCTTTTTCTCCTGTCCGGACGTTTTGATGGTGAGCGCACTTTTCTGTTCAATGCTAAAGTCACGCCCATCGACAATAGTCTTGGCATCTATCATCACATCCATTGCCTTGAAGAAGGTGGCGAGCTTGTCTGTCTTGCTGATCAATTCTACCTGGAACTTAATCTTATCGATAGCGATTTGAAAAAACTCGGCATAGGTGAACGGCAATTGCAGTGGCGAGTAGTCTTCTATCAGCTTGGTGGTGGCAAGGAACAGAGAAGCCGTTTTCATCAGGCGGTCTATCTCACCGGCTGCAACAAGTACTTTTTTTAGCTCGTTGTAGGCTTCCTTTTTCAAGTTCTTGAAGTGCTTCATGACGGTTGGCCGTAACTGTAGCACTTGCAGCAGGATGTTAGAAAGGCCTACTTTCTCGGGGTCTTCAATTTCTTTCAGTCTGTCGAACAGTTCGACTTCCTCGGCTGTGCGGCCGTTGGCTGGCTTGGGAACTTCGCACACGATGATACGGCTCATCAGGGCGTTGTCGTCTCGCTGCGGTGTTTCTTGTCCGCAAATGATTACGGGGGTGAATACCTTATCGATAACCAGTTCGGTGGTACCGGTTCCTTTGCGTTTCTGCTTTCCGTCACCATCGTACACAATGCCTTTCAGGGCTTGAAACTTGGTGTCGGTAATCTCGTTGTTGTTATACTCATCGAGTACAATGGGCACATCTCGGAAGGTGCTCATCATAGTACTCATGGCGGCATCCGAACCGTTCACAAGGTTGAAGATAGGCACCATGGGAGAGATAAACAGGCTTCGGATAGAAACGGCTATCTGTGTCTTTCCGGAAGACATGGGACCCATGAAAAAGGGTGCGGTAAATAATCTGTCGATGCAGTGTATGTTGCTACGGAATGCGCACATCACGGCAAAAATCACAGCCCACTTGCCGTTATGGTTAATCTTGTACACCTTATCCATGAGCGTAGCCCACTCCAGGAACGACACCTGTTTGGCGGCAGGGACTTCGCGATACATCAGCGTAGAGATGGTTTCGTACTTATCGTTCGCCCGCCCGCTGCCTGCATAGATGGCACTGAATGCAGGAAGGTAGTAGTTACGGCCGTTGTGCGACACTACGCCTAGTTCGTTGACAGGATCAAACTGTGGCTGATTATCGACTATGTGAAAGATGCCGTTGCTGAATGCGAAGAACTGTTGGTCGGCCACAACAGAGAACCCGTTGACCTGCTGATTTCCGTAGGTCATGATTTCGGTGCAGGTGACGTATTGACGGCTCATAAACTCCCTGATCTTCACCCAATGTTTCTCTTCACCGTTGGTGAAGTTAACGGCCTCGAGGTTGATAAGGCGTTCTTCAATGGTGCTCTTCTTGAGTAACTTCGTTGATTGAACTTCAATGAACAGCGGTTGCGTGTAGTAGCGACGGTTGATTTTGAAGACACGTTTATTATCTTCGTCTTTGTCACCGTTGATGTGCAGCAGCGGTTCCATGTAGAAGTCACCCACCTGCGTTTTGCGGTTGTTCTCCTCAAAGATGTAACACACCGGGTCTCCTTGTTTATTCAGGCGCGGGTAGTAGCGGCATTCCTTGTACATGCGCATGTACAAAGGGTTCTCTTCCACATAAGCAGGTATCTCATCCGGATCAAGGTCAGCATCATCATCGCTAAGGTCGTCTTGACGTTGTGCCGACAGAGCAACACGGCTCTTCAATCTGTCAAGGTGTGGCTTGCAGATAGCTTGCAACGCTGCCTTTGGTATATCCAACCAACTGGCGTAGTTGGGCATGTTCACCTGACGGGCGGATTCGCTAGCGTAGCTTATCAGTTCCGCACATCGTTCAACATACGGTGTTTTATCACCTCGGAAGGTGCACAGAAAACGCCAATAAGCGTAGACGTAAAAGTTGATAAAGCTCTCCTGATCGGACACGGTAGGCTTCTTTGACTTCTTGCTTTTCTTCTTCAGAAAGTCTTCGGCTGTTTGTTCTTCGTCCTCATCATCGTGCATGTCTTCCATGCACACTGTGATTTGTATGCCGGCACGGGTGGCAAGTGCCAGGCTACTCATGAGTGTGCTTTCGGTGCCGTCATCCTCTACCTTAATCTCTGTGCTGGAGCAGCTATATAAGCTGTGTGCTTTGCGCAATATCTGCACATCGCTGTTGCTCAGCTCACCGTGCAGGTATAGGATAGGTTCTTCACCGTAGCCGGCCAGCAGTTCTTCGTGATTCGTGGTGAGGTGACAGTATTCGTTTTGGCGCACCACGTTGGGCAGTTCGTCTAACCCGTATATGCCCGGTTGCATTTCGGCCTGTGCAGGCAACGGAGGCAGCTTTTTGTATAGTGCCTCGGCACGCCTGATAAGTACTTCGTCATCATTGCCGGACGTGCGGGCAAGGTTACGGCAATAGCCGTTGCGCTTGGTTTTGCTTTCGATTTGTGAGATAAGATCGATAAGCTGCTCCAGGGCTTTTTCCTTCATATCCACGTCGTTGGCATCCGTCACCATGACGTTATAAAAGTAAGAGATAACATCGACGGTGTTGTTGATAAGCCACTTGGATGAGTCGGCCGCCTTATCCATGCACAGGTTGTCGGGGTCTTGACCATCGGGCAGCATGACACACTTAACGGTAAAGCCTGCGCGCAAGAAGCTGCGAGCGTTGAGCAGTGAAGCCTTTAGTCCGGCTTTGTCGGAATCATACGCAAGAACCACCTCACGGGTGTAGCGGCCTAGCAACCTGATCTGATCTTCGGTAAAGGCGGTGCCGCTACCGGCTACGGTGTTGGTTACGCCTGCCAGGTGCATGCCGATTACATCCATCTGCCCTTCAACGAGGTAAGTGAAGCCTAGCGTTGAGATAGACTTGTGCGCCTGGTACAAGCCGTACACCTGTTTGCCCTTGGTGTAAAGCGGTGTTTCCGATGTGTTGCTATACTTGGCAACGTTTTCTTTCGCTATTATAATCCTGCCGGTAAAGCCCGGAACATTACCGTGAATGTCGAAGAACGGGAACATGAGGCGGCCACGAAACGTGTCATACGTACCATGCTCGCCTTGCTTGATCAAGTCTGTGGCAATCAGGTTGGCGTGGCTGTAACCCGCTTTGGCAGCGTGGGTTTTCAACGTGTTGCCGTCGGGCGCATAGCCCACACCAAACAAGGTAAATATGTTGGCTGTGTGCGCATCGGTCAAGTCATAACCACGCCCTTTGAGGTAGTCAGCAGCCTGCGGTAGCTGCGTAACGAAGTAGTCGGCCGCTGCACGTGTCACGATGCGCAAGGCTTCAACCTGTTGCGCTCGTTGGCGTTGTTCGGGTGTGACTTCCTGCGGATGGTAGTCGATGCCCACCCGCTTAGCGAGGTAACTCATCGCCTCCGGGAACGTCATATTCTCATGCTCCTGCACGAATGATATTACATCGCCCTTATGACCGCACACGAAGCAATTATACATCTGCTTTTTCCGGCTCACAGACATACTAGGTTTCGTGTCAGGGTGAAACGGGCAGATGCCTACAAGGTTAACACCTGATTTTTTCAGCGTAACAAACTCCCCGATAACGTCGGCAATATCGTTCGCATCCTTTATCTTCTGTTTTATATCGATACTATCCATTACAATTTATTTACATGGTTTTTTGTTTTCTTTCGCTTCCCTTCTCCGGCACTAGGGTGGGGGAAGTCGAAAGACAATTGGCGAGTGTCAAAGGCTTCTTGCAACGTAATGCCGAAGTAGGCGGTAAGTGCAAGGTATTCATTCTCTGTTATTGATTTTCGGCCGAAATAGAGGTCCCACCAGCGTGGTGCCGTGAGGCGTGTTTCAGCATAAAATGCCTTTGACGGGGTGAAGTCTTCCGGGTTCTTAAACCGAAGCTTCAGCAACTCTATCACGATGTTGCGCTGCACGGTTGGACCGATCACTATCCTGTTGCGGTGCAGGAATAGCTTAATGGCATCTTCCGTTCGGCCTATGTTGGCGGCCAGCTGCGCTATGGTTAGTTTGCCAGCGTTGTTTCGGACAAACTGTTTTTCTGTTTGGGACCAGTGTTTCACTTCAATGCTGTTTATAAATTTTACAATAGTCATCATCAAATATGATACTACCGTCAATATCTCTTATATACATGCAGGCAAGTTTTATAAATAGTTCCTGCTTGTCTTGAGGTACACTACGCGCAATGTCGTAGTGACGTCCGGGTCGAAGCTGCTCAAGGGCACTAAACACCTGTTTGTGGTAGTCGTCCATTCCCTTGTTGCCAAGCAGCTCGCAATACCTGTCAATCCACTCCAGTTGGTTTGTCAGTGCGTAACCGCTCAGGTCTGTTTTGCTCTGATTTTCCATAGATGTTTTTTTGTAGTTGTTGCAGTTCGGTTTTATCCTCAAGTGCGATATCCAACTTTAAAGTTGTAGCAGCTTCAAGATATAACTGAATAGCATCTGCCAGGTGGCGCTTTATCTCGCTTCGCATAACTTAGCTTCTTGCTCTTCGATAGCGGCCTGCATAGGCAGGTCGTAATCACGAAGACGTACGTTTGTTGTCCTTGCAAAGGCCTTACCAAATGCATCCCAACGCACATGGTGGTAGCATTTCTTTTGCCGTTTCTCGCCATTCACGTTGATGGGTTTTAGGTAGGGGACGCGCCCTTCTACCTTCTTGACTTCACGCTGATCATTCAGATAAACGCGGTCGGCAATGAATGCGCACATGGTTAATGCGCATTCAAAAACGGAGGTGGGTTGTCGTTTCATTCGGTTACTTGTTTAGCTGAGTTAAATATATCTTGCAGCTCCTGTATAGGAAGGGTTATTGCAGTGGTAGTTCCTTCTGCCTTTTCGGTAGGTATGTAAGCGTATGCTTCAGGAAATGATTCTTTGATACGCTTGTAGGTTCCTAATGAGATGAGAGTCGTTTCGACTTTATATTTAAACGAGTCACGTTCTCCGCTTAATCTTGTTAATTTTTTGTTTAGCAAATTAACACGCTCCATCTGCTTATTGGTAATACTCACGATGTTGCTATCCCAAGAAGGATGACTCTCACATTTGAAGTTCCATAATTGTACCGTTCCAGAAACTAACGAGACATAATCACGTCGATTAAAATAGCTAGGATGCTTTTTACTTACCTCAAGTACTTCTTCAGGGATATGTGCAAAAACACATTCTGAAACTTGATTTTTCAACTCTTTCTTTGCTTTATCAATCCTCTCTGCGTAAACAGCAGCAGCCATCTTACTTGCTATAGCCGTTGCCAAACTAATTGTAATTTTTGCCATAACCTTATCTCTTTAAATGTTTCAAGGCTTCGTGGGCAGCCTTTTGTTTCGCCTCTTTTTGATTTGAGCCTGAAGCTCTAAACACTTCACCGGTAGGAAGTTCAATTTCTACAGTGATGGTAGGACAATGGTCGGCACCTGACTTGCCAACTACACGTGTTTCAATGTTTTTGCCGTGCATGCTTTGCACTAGCTCGGCTAATTCAATAATTGGATTCATAAGTTTAATTTATTTAGTTCAACAAAAATGAAATAATAATCCTTTGATTATCGGGTAAAGTAAAGCGCTACCCAATGCTGTTAATAGGATACCCCACGCCAAGGCGCGCACAAGCATCCTCTTGTCGTCGTCATTCATGGTGCAGGTTTTTGTAGTACCAGGTGGTTAATTCTGCCACGCTGCGGGTGCCGGTTTTTATCTTTATATTCTCCCTGTGACGGTTTACCGTGTTGATAGAGATGTACAATCTGTCGGCTATATCCTGCGCTTGCAAGCCGTCGGCTATAAGCGTGAGCACTTCTTTTTCACGCTCAGATAGATTAGTGTCTATCTCAGGGTGACAGACTACATTCTCAAGCGGGCATTCGCCACGCATCGGACAGCTCACGTGTTCATAGTGAAATACTCCGGTAGCGCCTACATCCTGTGTGCTGCGGTCATGGTTGCCCCAATTACAGCGCACAAATCGTTGGAACGCAAGGAACTCCTGGAACCATTTATTCCGGTTGGATTTTGCGTACTGCTTCATTAGTGCATCGTATGCCTTAGGGTGTATCTCTGATATTCGTTTAATTACGTCAGAGATAAGCTCGCGGTCTCTCTCTGTTACGATGCGACAGCTACCGTCTTCTGTTTGTACGTAGACGGTGCCGGTTGTGTCGGCAAAGAATTCTAGGTTAATGTTACTCATAGGTTACTTCTTTTTAGGGAATAACTTACTTGCAGGCATTCCCAATTTCTCCGCAATTATATCCTGCTTGATGGGAGATGGGGTAGTGTCTCCGTTCAACCAACGATAGACACTGCTCGGGTGGCTCTTCGTGGCTTCGGCTAATTCGGCCACAATTTTTTCCCTGGTTGGCATATCCTTTATGTAATCTACCAAGGATTTTGTTTTTTTCTTTTGGTTCGTAAGTACCATTTTTATTTGTTTTTTAAAGGTTCTTAGTTTGTAATTACACGGAAACAACTACATTTGCACCGTGCGATTTAGTTTGCATGGTGCGAATATACACATTAGTGGATATTATGTACACGTTAAAGTGTTAAAACTTACACGAACGTGTATAATTTATAAATATTCTAAATAATCAAACGGTATGAAACAGTTATTTGAAAGGGTTTTAACCCTCATGAAAAGCGAAGGTATGAACTCGCGTGAGTTCTGCACACGCGTGAACTATGGTTATTCCACGTTCAAGAACTACGAGAGTGGATTACGTACTCCAGCTAACGCTGACTTCTATATCCTTATTCTGAAAGCATTCCCGAACTTGTCAGCTGAATGGTTATTGCGAGGAAGCGGTCCGATGCTAATATCAGAGGCTGAACGGTTTGAGAACACACCGTCCGCAATAGTCAAAGACACAATCGACAGACTAGAAAAAGAGGTACGAGAATTGAACCGTGAAGTCGGCCGGTTAGAACAGCAATTAGCGTCAGCGCAAGCAGGCACGAAATTGTATGATATGCCCGATGCAGCAGGCACAATCGCTGCGGAATAGGAATAGTAATCAAAGGTATTTGAGGTTTTAAAAACAAAAGGTTCTTGGCGATGTAGTACTGAAATGTAGGTACTATGTAGGCACGGATAAAACGTAATTGATTGACTCTCAAACGTTTAGTTAGTACGCCAGGAACCTCACAAAAAGCTTCAAAACTACCTGTAATAGATGGTTTTGAAGCTTTTTCTTTTTAAAGGACTTAAATTGCCTTTGAGAAGTAACATGGAAAACTCTAAATTTTATGCTGTATGGGACCAGTATTCAACGATGAACAGCGTAAAAAGGCTATCTTTATATTGGAAAGTCCTTTAGCAAAGTTATCAGAACTTTATTCCGCTGAGATAAAGGACTTGGCAGTGCTGTGGTGCTATTATTCAGGAAAAATAGAAGGAAACACCTATACTTATGTTGAAACAGAAGCATTATTGAAAGACGGCATCACTTCTGAAAAAAGATATGAAGATGCCAAGATGCTTAAAAACCTCTACAACACTTTTACTTCTGAATTGGAATATATTCATAAATTCCAAAATCAAGAAATCATAAACGAGGCAACTCTTTTTCGTATCCATCAATCTATTTCTACCGGTTTGGTCTCTAATGAAGAGTTGGGCTCATTAAGAACACGTGCTGTTCGTATTAGTGGCACTCTTTATACTCCCCCCAAGAATCAGCAAGAGATAAAAAGTAAATTGAACGAAATACTGTTTCAACAAGAAGAGTATGCTAATCCGTTAGAACGAGCCGTGTTTTTGCATTGTAATCTTGCTCGTTTGCAGCCCTTTATTGATGGCAACAAACGTACTGCCAGAATGATTGAGAGCGTGGCTTTGATGAATGCAGATATTATTCCCGTCTATTCAGCTAAAGATGCTGATATCCTTAAATATAGAAAAGCATTGATTGCTTTTTACGAAACAGAAGATTATAGCAGTTATGCTGATTATTTTCTTGATAGGCAGATTGAGCGAATTAAAGAAATAGAATGACTATGAATGAAAATATAAAGAAGTTGCTGATAGAAGTAGATGTGCTCAAAGAGCAGCTATCAACTTTGCGTCCATTGCCCGGAGAAGCGCTGAAGAAAATTCAGGATGCTTTGGATATTGAATATACGTACGAAAGTAATCGTATAGAAGGCAATACTCTTACCTTGCAAGAAACAGCTCTTGTTGTAAACGAAGGGGTTACAATTTCAGGAAAGTCTATGCGCGAACATCTGGAAGCAATCAATCATGCCGAAGCTATCAACTACATTAAGGATATTGCCAAACGAGATATCGAGATAAACGAACGCACCATTAAAGAGATACATTCCCTTATTCTCCATGGGATAGATCGTGAGAATGCCGGCAGGTATCGTACTGTTCCCGTTATGATTTCTGGTAGTACATATATGCCACCGCAACCGTATCTAATAGAGAAAAAAATGGAAGATTTTATGATCCGGTTTAAGCAGATGGAAGAAGAGAAGGTGCATCCAGTTCTTGTAGCCGCTTATCTGCATGATGAGCTGGTACGAATCCACCCGTTTATAGATGGCAATGGCCGCACTTCTCGTTTATTGATGAACTTATATCTTCTTCGAAATGGCTATGTTATTATAACACTGAAAGGTAGTAACGATGCAAAAGTAGGCTATTACAAGGCGTTGGAGAAGTCCCATACAGAGCATTTTACAGAAGACTTTCAGCAATTGGTTGTTGAAGCAGAGATAGTAGCTTTGCAGAGGTATTTGTCTATTATGGCTTAATTGTATTGTTTATAGGGATTTTATTTGCTCTATATTTTACATCATTGCATATCAAATACTTTTAGTACACTGTCTGATGTAAAACCAATATTTCCGTCATTTAAATCAAGATGAGAATTAGGAGCGTTATGATATAGCTCTACATAAGCACAAGCAAGCTGATTATAAAAACATTCAAACTCATCTTTCAGATTATATTTCGCACCTTCATTTACAACATATTGTTTCGTAACATTTATTGCTTGCGGATGTTTTTGCGGATGTCTCATATATTCATCCAAATCGTCAAAGGTTGCATTCCTTTTTGGCTCAATATCAGAAAAATAAATACTAAACCAGGTATGCTTAAATACTGAGACGAAATTCACTATCATTTCCTTCTTTGAGGTCGTGTCAAGAAATTCTTCTATAATAGCAAATAAGATGTCGGAATACTCTTCGTCATATACACACTCGAACTTCCAACCATCATAAATATCAATAATATGCTTCGATTTTCGATTCTTCAACTTCATAGCGGTGGAAAATTCTTCTCCGTCAATAGTTATCTTTAGCACTTTTCCATCTTCCAATAAATATGCCTCTCCTTTATTGCCACCTCCCAAATACCTTAAAACCTTGATATCAGAACGAAGTTTCAAGGCTTCCAAAAAACGCTTCTTTTCGTTTATTTCTCTATTATTCATAGCAGATTTATTTTTGAAGTTTATTTGCAGAACTTAATAAAGCCAGTAAAACAGCAAATGATGTACTAAACCAGAATTTCCAATCGTGAAGATTCATTAGCATGAGAAAAAATGTAATAATCTGCAGAAAAAACAAAATCAAGAATGATTGGTTATCGGAGAATAATTTGTATATATTGATAAACAATGCTGATGCATTTTTTGTCTTGCGATCCGATTTATTCAAGACTGTTATTTCATTAACCTGTATTTTTTCAATCGGGTTCTTGTAGATTTGACAGCCCAGATTTATGACCTCTTTCTTTTCAATATCTACAATAGCCCAACCAATCGAATTTGACCCAAGATCAATTCCTAAAATTCGTCCCATTCTTAGTGTTTTTATTTATCTCCACTTTGTACACCTTTCTTGTGAAGAAGATGACTTTTATAATCTATATAACTATAATTTGAGAATTTGACAATAGCGGCAGTTGATGTTTGCCAAAATGAACTTGCGAAATCAAAATTTGCAAGAGGAAGATAAACGAAAGACTGAAAGTGTTCCGTACGTACCGCTAAGAAGCCTGTTAATCAGCTGATTAACAGGCTTTTGTTTTTTACTGTGTTGCGCTTGTGTTGCAAATTTGCCCTTGTCCTATTCCTTTCCTGTTATTGTGCAATACAGAAAAATATCCGCAAACTGGATAAATTTCACTAAATTTGCTCCCGATTCAATAATCATCGTATGCAAAACAAGTACCGTAAAATGTATAATGAGAATTTGTTGGGGACATCGGATGTTTCCATCCTTAAATTCTATTATGCCAGTTTTAAGTTACAATATAGCAAAGGTAAAATTACCGATGTAAGCCGCTTTTTGGATGATTGTGCAAAAATATCCGAAGATACAAGCCTTATATTGAAACTGTCCGGTTTAATTCCTTTTTTCAACTTGTTCTTTGGAACAGGAAGAGAACAGAAGCATATCGCTGAAATAATCAGAACTAAACGTGAAGAGGTTGAGAAACTATTCATGCAGGATGATATTTCTGATGAGACTATAAAATCTTTGTTATATGGCATATCACCTCTTACACACGCTGGTAGTTTAACAAAAGAAGAAATACTGCAATTAATTAAAGAGAAAATCCTTAAATGCTATTCTATCAAAGGAAAAAAACAGTTAGGCGACCGCATTTTCGGCTATCTGCTGGCTTCGGAGCTACTTCCGGCATATACGCCTGATGAACGCTTGGAGGAATGGCATAAGCTGGTCGGTACGGATATCGCTCCCTCGGATACCAAACTACACGCAACTCCTTACCTGAACCGGAGCAATGTCGATACACGGACACTACTCAAACATCTGGATTCTATCCGCGAATTTTACAGTGAAATCGATTTGATGAAAACCGTTCTTATTATCCAAAAAGATATGGATAAGCTGTCCGGAAAATCCTGATTTTCGCCCCTCATACCGATTTATTTCCTCTTGTTTTACTCCCTGCCATAACAGGCTGACTTGTCCCATTCTGTGAAGCCTTGTCCCGTATTGTCCCGGAGACGCAAGCTGCTTATTCCCAGATAAATTACGTTATATATTTGTCTTTCGAAATTTCTAAAATTATTAGTAAAATGCGAAAGACATTCAAGAAATTCTGGTTAAAATCAGAAAATGAGGAAGCTGTTGAGAACAGTATTCCCGAAGAACAAGTATCGCCTGTTGATAAGGCGATGAGTAACCTAATCAAGATGAAAGAGGCAACCCGACTCTTAAAAGCCTCTGCCCCCACCGTCCGCAAATATGCCCGGCTCGGTTACTATAAGGAATACCGTTTCGGAGAGAAGCTGGTTTTCTATGATAAAGAGGAGATTTTAAACTTTATCCTAAATAGATGTAGAACGACAGAAGAATCTTGATCCCGATGAAAGAGAAAACAGATTCTTCTGTCCGCCAATCCAAAAATGAGCGGATTGAGGCATACTTACAGGAGAAATACGATTTCCGCTTCAATGTGATAAAATCCAAACCGGAGTATCGCATGAAGAACGACAATAATCCGTTTCACCCTGTTACCAAGTTTGCCCTCAATTCATTCAAACGACGGATTGATACAGAGCTGGGCATTTCGACATCGGCAGAAAATATTCGAACTATCCTCGAAAGCGACTTTTCGCCAAAGGTGCATCCGGTAAAAGACTATTTCCGGCAATTGCCTCGTCTTCAACCTGAAGTGAATCAATACATCCTCCAATTAGCGCAGACCGTAACCACCGGCAATCCTGATAAATGGGACGAATATCTTACCAAATGGTTAATAGGCGTCGGTGCCAATTCGCTGGAAGATGTAGGTTGTCAGAATCATACTTGTTTGGTATTAACCGGAGAACAAGGACGGTTCAAGACAACATGGTTAGACCACCTTTGTCCGCAGTCGCTAAAAAGTTATCTGTTTACCGGAAAGATAGACCCGCAGAATAAAGATGTATTGACAATGATTGCCGAATATTTGTTTATCAACATCGATGACCAGTTGAAAGCCCTGAATAAGCGAGACGAAAACGAATTAAAGAATCTGATAACGACCCCGGCTGTTAAATACCGTCGTCCTTATGATGTGTATATTGAAGAATATCCACATTTAGCCAGCTTCATGGCATCGGTTAACGGCAACGACTTTCTGACTGACCCGACTGGCAGTCGTAGGTTCTTGCCGTTCGAGGTTATCAGTATCGACATCAAAACAGCGGAGCAAATCAATATGGATAATGTATTCTCCGAAGTGATGTGGCTTTTGGATAATGGCTATCGCTATTGGTTTGTCGAGGAAGAAATTACGGAGCTGCACAGGCTTAGCCAACAATTCCACGTACAGACTACCGAATATGAAATGCTACTGAAAGGATTCGAGAAGCCGGAAGCCGATGAAGAATGTTATATGACTACTTCGGAAGTATTAAGCTACTTACAGGCATACACTTTGGTAAAACTGTCCGAAAAGCGAATGGGCGAAGCTCTGCGTAAAGCTGAATTTGAACGGCTCTCCAAGCGATTGACAAAAGGAGCTAATCCGGTTCAATGCTACCGGATAAAGAAAATCAAGCCGAATCCATTCTTCGACCGTGATTTATAGAAATATAGATATGGATTATTCTTCTTACTACCTTACTACAATCATATATAATCCAGTGAAAGAAAAAGGATTAAGGCGTAGTAAGAAGCAAAATCCGCATCTTACTCTCATCCTACTACCTTACTACAGAGTAGTAGTTACTACAAAATATAGTCATACTACATAAAGATAATTGATTATCAGTTCAATACATAGATTCATTTGTGTAGTAAGTAAAACAGCTAAAAAATAAGAAAATGAAAAATTCAAATTATATAAGTATAAAGCAATATCTTGAAAATAAAGGAATCAGTCCGGTAAAAGACCGGGGATATTACGGAATGTATCTCTCCCCTTTGAGGAATGACAGCAATCCTAGTTTCAAAGTTGATTATGATAAAGATTTATGGTACGACTTCGGTACTAATGAGGGCGGTTCGATTGTTGACCTCATGATGAAGTTGGAAAATTGTTCGCTGGCAGAAGCACTCCGACAATTGGAAAATTCTCTTTCCTTTCATCGGAATGACACTTTGCCTATTTTTCCTAAACTAGAAAGCCGAGAATCGGCACTAACCATTACGGATATAAAACCGCTTGCTCACCCTGCTTTGCTTGATTACCTGAAAGAACGGAGTATAAATGCCGACATAGCGAAACAGCATTGTTCGGAAATCCATTATTCCATTGCGGACAAACCTTATTTCGCAGTCGGCTTTCGGAACGATGCCGGAGGATGGGAACTTAGGAATAGGTATTTCAAAGGAAGTACTACCCCAAAGAATATAACAACCATAAACAACGGTAACAATGCAGTTATGCTATTCGAGGGCTTCATAGACTTTCTTTCTTATTTTTCATTAAAACAGAATGCTTCACCTGTAATTGATTCGGCAATATTAAACTCAATCGCCAATCTTCCGAAAGCGATTCCGTTTCTTCAAACCCATCAAACAATACACGCCTTTTTAGATAACGATGAAGCCGGAAAGCGGGCTGTTCAGAGTTTAAGCCCGGTATGTAAAGAAATAATCGATCAGTCTATTTTTTATCGAAATCATAAAGACCTGAACGATTACTGGCGGGATAAATCCAACCTACAAAAACAGCCTGAAAAGAATAGAGCCTCCGTCCTGATTAAGCGGCAAGTTCCAATGAAAAAGAAAGGACGCAGCTTATAA